AACCTGCGGCAATAGCTCAGTTGGTAGAGCATCAGCTTCCCAAGCTGAGGGTCACGAGTTCGAATCTCGCTTGCCGCTCCATTGAAAATCAGGCAGTTACAAATAAAGTGACTGCCTGATTTCTTTATATATGCTGCATAACATACCCTTTTAGGCCCTTTTAGATCCTTTTAACCCTATCTTTGTATGCAAATTCTATGCAAATTTTTTGATTTGCATAAACAAAAAGAAATAGATATATGGCAACAGTTAAATTCTACCTTGATAAAAGAAGGCAAAAAAAAGACGGGACTTATCCTCTAAAGTTGAACGTGTTCCATAATAAACAAACAATGATAGCTACACAATTAAGCGCATCGGATAAAGAGTGGGCTGGAAATGAGTATTCCGTACGGGCACAAAATTATAAACCAAGAAACATTGTCGCTCGCGGGATAATAAACAAGGCGGAAACTGTAATATTAACGTTGGAGCAACAGGGTAAGTTGAAATCAACAACGGATGCATCATTAAAAAAAATGATCGAAGAAGCCATAAGCAATAAGACCCAAAACGAAAAGACATTCTTGTACTATCTTGATGAATTTATATCGAAAAAGAATAATCAAGGTACCAAGACCGTATATACAACCACAAGGAACAAGATTAAAGAATACGATAGCCGCTGTACGTTTGAAAGCATGGATAAATCGTGGCTTGAAAATTTTGAAGCGTGGATGGCAAAGACGATGAAAGTTAACGCCTACGCTATTCATTTACGGAACATACGCACCGTATTCAACTATGCCATTGATGAAGAGTACACGACATTGTATCCATTCAGAAGATTTTCAATAAAAAAAGAGGAAACCCGGAAACGCAGCCTCACAGTAGAACAGCTTAGATTATTAAGAGATTACCCATGTGAGGAGTATCAGATAAGATATAGAGATATATTTATGCTTATGTTTTACCTTATAGGGGTAAATGCAGCCGATTTGTTTAACGCAAAACATTCCGCATTGGTAAACGGTCGCTTTGAATACAAAAGGGCTAAAACGGGGAAATTATACAGCGTAAAAGTAGAACCTGAGGCTATGGATATAATAGAAAAATATAAAGGGAAAAGCTATCTTCTCAATATAATGGATGAATACAGGAATTACAAGGACTTCCTGCATCGAATGGGGATAGGACTAAAGCAGATCGGGAAACTTGAACGAAAAGGATTAGGCGGGAAAAAGATAAGAACCCCTCTGTTTCCTGATTTATCCTCTTATTGGACGCGTCATACTTGGGCCACAATAGCATCTGAGCTCGACATTCCCAAAGAGGTAATAGCGCATGCTCTTGGACACAGCTGGGCAAATAGCACTACAACGGATATATACATACGCTTTGATAATAAGAAGGTGGATGAAGCTAATCGAAAGGTAATAGATTACGTAAATATTGATGACGTAAATAAAAAATAAGCAAGCCAATTGCCTGCCTATTCTTTCACGAAGTCAACTTTGTAACCCAATTCCTTTGCAATTTTGGAAAGAATATCTATACCCGTACTGTATTTTCCAAGCTCTATACGGGCTATGTTTCCAGGAGCAATCCCAGTTAACTCGGATAATTGCGCTTGCGATATTCCCTTTGCCATGCGAAGCTCTGCTATTCGCTTACCTATTCGTTCTCTGTCATTCATGGCTATCTGATTACTGCATCCTCTATTCTCGCAGGATATGGTCTGCCTAATTCATTCTTCGCATTCACTCTCTCAAGATCGATGGTAAGACCGGATATGTCTATACCTGCCTCTTCTGCCAATTCTCTTACTTGGTCTTCGTCACGAGCTATCGCATGGTACAATATAGTATCGCTGTGTTCTTCGTCAAAAATATTATAGCTATTCATATTATTTGCCCGTCATGCCGATAGCGCAGCATTATATATTATAATTTAATTTCGTTTTCGATTGCAAACTTAGCAAGGCAATAAGCCTGTTTTTCAGAACATTTCATATATTTATCAACTGATTGACAAATTGAAGCAATAAAGCCATTTCCGGATTCTTTAGCTTTCATTTCAATCTTAGAAAGCATTTCCGCTGAAATCTGATAGCTCATAGAGTTTCTGTCACCGGATGCGCATCCATTAATCCACATCATTTTGTCTTGAATTTCTTCAAGTGGGGTTAAAGCTTTCAATTCTGCCTTTTTGGGTGATTTTTTCAAGGAAACACCATTTTCGTCGGTAAGGTTGAATGCCATTTCTTTTTTTGAGAATCCAGCTTCATAAGAAACTTCTACATATCCGGTTGATTTGGTGATAATACGAGTGATAGTACCTTTTTGACCTTTTTTGTTGAAAACAACTTGATTGATAGTAATCATAACTTTATGCCGCTTATCCGTTGCCGCCGGTTCTATTGTTATTTGATATTGCAAATATACTATCAAATTTGATAGTAAGCAAGCGAAATAAACTTTATTTTTTATGCTATACAACATGTAAGTCGCAATAAGACATTAATATTAACGAAATAAATTGTAAATATCACATATTGTTTATTATCTTTGCAAAAGCATGTCAAGTGGCATGTGTACCCATACTGACGAAAAGACATGAAAGGACTTACAATCAAACAAGAAAACTTCTGCAATTATTACATTGAAAGCGGTAATGCTTCCGATGCTTATCGTCGTGCCTATTCGTCCGAGAAGATGAAAGACAAACAAATATGGGAAGAATCTTGCAAACTGCTATCCCGCCCAAATGTAGCCCAAAGGGTGAAAGAGCTCCAGGAAGAGCAGAAAAAAAAATCCGATATCACCAAAGAGGAAATAATCAAGTTGTGCGCTGATGTTATCAGAGGAAAGTCCATTACTGACTATACAGAAGAGTATGACGGAAAGAAGAAAGTAAAAACCGTTTCCAAAACATGGGCAATAGAACGCGTATGCAAGATGTTCGGTCTTGACGAGCCTACGAAGATTGATTTGAAGAGTATGCTTTTTGACGTCGATACAGGAGATGAGTAAAAATGAAAAGATCACATTTGATTATCGGAAATTCAATCCAAACTTTCATCATTTAAAAAAAGCATTAAAAGATGATGACATCCGGTTTATCTTCTTGATCGGTGGCTCTTCTTCGTCCAAATCCTTTTCGGTTGCACAGGCTATATTATTGTTTTGCTTATCTGACGGATATAATACTCGTGTTTATAGGAAGACCGGTGCAACCATAGCGGACAGCATATATAAAGCATTTAAGGAAGCAGCTAACAGTCTCGGCGTTTCAAAAGCATTTGATTATAGGGAAAACGCTATTAAATGCTTCAACGGCTCATATATCACATTTAGCGGTCTTGATGATCCTGAAAAGATAAAAGGTCTTGAAAGTTATCAGTTTGTCGTATGCGAAGAGTTGAGTGATTTTGCCGAAGCTGACTTCAAGCAGATAAAAAAACGTTTAAGGGGCCGTTTGGGCCAAAAGATAATATCCATGTTTAACCCCATATCAGAGGAGCACTGGATAAAGAAGAATGTGTTCGACAAAGAGGACTTGCACGAGGTTGATAATTATCTTTATGGCATTAAAAACACATTGACAGGAGATGTATTACCAAAGGAATACACTACAATAACCAAAAAACTTATTAACTCTCCCCGCATAATAACCAACCCACGTACAGGAGAAGAGGAAGTGCATGCGCCTGATACGTTGATATTAAAGTCTACCTATCTTAATAATTTTTGGGTTGTCGGTTCTCCTGACGGCACTTATGGTTTTTATGACAGGCAGGCGGTTGCCGATTTTGAAAAGGATAAAAATAGAGATTATAACTATTACCGCATTTACGCTCTCGGAGACTGGGGTAGCATAAGGACTGGCGGAGAATATCTGTACGCATTTGATGCAGGAAAACATAGGGGGAACTATCCGTATGATCCTAAAATACCCATTCATATATCGGTTGATAATAACGTACTTCCATATATTACCGTAACGCTATGGCAAAAAAACGACAACAATTTCAGGCAGATACACGAAATATGCGCGGAAGATCCTAATAATACCGTTACTCAGGCAGCGTCAATGACAAGGGACTGGCTTACGTCTATCGGGTATGCAGATGTGTTATTTGTTCATGGGGATGCCACTACAAGAAGCGGTAATACAATAGACGATGAAAAGAGGTCATTTTTGGATAAGTTTATTGAGTGCTTGGAACAGAGGTTTGTAGTTAATGACTGCGTTCCCGCCTCCAATCCTTCAGTCGCTTTGTCGGGTGAGTTTATAAACGCCATATTGTCCGGTAATCTATACGGAATAAATATAGGTATAGACGATTCTTGCAAGAAGTCAATAAGAGACTATGAGAACGTGAAGAAAGATGCTAACGGGGCTATTTTAAAGCAAAGGATTAAAAATAAGGAAACCGGGCAAAGCTATGAGGAGTTTGGACATTGTACGGACACATTTAGATACGTTGTTGTAGACGTGTTCAAAGATGAATATACAAGATTCTCCCTCAAGAGGAAAAGAAGTGTTCAATCCGAAGACGATGTGTTGTACTTTAATGCGGATGCAGCCGGAAGCGAGTTGTTATACGTTATTCCTGATAATTTCGGAATGATGACCGCTGTGTCGTGCGTTATACATGATTACATAGACATAAAATATGTAGTATATCATGGCTGCTATGACAGCGATATGTTATTCAGATGTGTTGAAAACGCAAATGGGCTTGTTATATTCGAATGCGAAAAAGCATTCTTCCATACTGTAAGGGAGTTGAGGGAATTAAGGGAAATAAAGGTAATATCTTCTTCATCCGACTACAAGCTTAGAATAGAGGCTAACAAAGACTTTATCAAGAAGAAGGTAAGGTTTTCAGGCGGTTATGAAAGTAATGCTGATTATCTGTTATTTATGAATGACTTTTTGGACTATAACGGTAAGGACAGCGCCTCTGCTATTAACATCATATCCGCCATGTCCAAGTATATAAGAAAGAATTTTTTTTAAATTGTTATTTTTACTTAGTCTAAATAAAAATAGTTCGTTTTTTATTTGCTATTCAATATGTTAGTTAGTATATTTGCATAAAATAATAGCCTTTGGTATGTTAAGTAACATACTACCCATTGTTGAACTAAAAGACCAAAGGCGATAATCATGTATATGGTTGTTGCCTTTTTTATTTAAGCATGAATTTATCTTTTGAGACAAAGAATTTTCATTTATCTATTGGAGGCAAGTCCAAAGATTTAATCAGCGACAAACAGGGGAATGTCTACGGATATGTGCGCAACACACTATATGACATCGCCTCTCCTTATGTAGCCTCCAATAATTTCATCACCTTATACGAATCTGTTCCGGAGGTTTTTTTCCCGGTAAGATATTTGGTAGACAAGATCGTCAAGGGTAATTTTATGCTGAAATCGACAAAGGACGATTCAGTCGTATTCAACAATGATAGCATAAACAAGTTCTTGTCACAGCCAAACGCGCTTCAATCATTTGATGAGTTCGTATCACTTCACTTTCTATATAAATTTCTGACAGGTAACTCATTTATCAAAGCATCTGTGTTTTCAGAATCACAAAAAGAACTATGGAAGAGATGCGATGATTATTGGGTCCTTCCATCCGGCAGCGTTGATATTGTAGCATACAACAATGCTCCTCTGTTTTCTCCGGCAAGTGTATCTGATATAATCCAATATTACAGATTGTCTTATTCCGGTATTATGGATGATATGCCGCCGGAAACTGTTCTTCATGTGAAGGAGCCTAATGTAAACACCTTTACCTGTAACCTCAAGGGACAAAGCAGGCTTGTATCACAGATAAAGCCTATATCCAATCTTATATCTGTGTATGAAGCAAGGAATGTTATATACACCAAGAGAGGTGCTCTCGGCATCATTGTATCAAGAAAGAAAGATGAAACCGGGACAGTCGCTCTAACTCCTGACGAGAAAAAGAATATCCGCGAAGAATACAATACTGTGTACGGATTAGGAGAAGATAAATATCCGGTAGCGATAATAGATACGGATACGGACTTCATCCGAACCTCTATGAGTATTCAGGAATTGCAACCGTTTGACGAGACGTTGCAGGATGCCATATCAATAGCCGGTGCGTTTTCTATACCTGCGCAGCTTGTGCCAAGAAAGGACAACAGCACTTTCAACAATCAGCAAACAGCGGAAAGAAGCGTCTACTACAACATCGTTATCCCGGAGGCTAAATCTTTCGCAAGAAGCCTTACCCGATTCTTAGGACTTGAAAACAGCGGTTTGTACTTAGATGTGGATTATTCAGACGTGGATGCCTTGCAATCAGGAAATAAAGAGAGACAAGAGACTTTAAACATCATCTCGGTAAAGTGTAAAAACGAGTTTCTTAGCGGGGTAATAACCCTTAATGATTGGCGGGCACAGATAGGTGAATCAAAGGTTTCAAACCCTTTATACGATAAGCTCATATTGGAAATGAGCGATCAGGAAGTGGAGAGAATCAAAGGTATTATTTCTTCAGGTAACACAAAATCAAATAGCAATGGAGCAGCTTAGAGACATAACATGTAAGACAAGGACGAACGATGTTGACGAGAAAGGCATTGTAACTGTCGCTGTAAACGGAATAGGTATTCAGGATGCGGATGGTGACATATCGGCTAAAGGTTCTTTCAATAAGACGTTGAAAGAAAACTTCAGCAGGGTTAAATGGCTGTATAATCATGACAGAGGCATTCTGCTCGGATGTCCGATAGAGGGTAAAGAGATTGACGGAAACCTTGTTATGACAGGTGCTATCAATTTAAAAAAACAGATAGGACGAGATGTGCTGGAGGACTACAAACTTTACGCAGAATACGGAAAGACCCTTGAACACTCTATTGGGGTAAAGGCAATAAAAAGAGACGATAAGGATAAAAGAATTGTAAAAGAGTGGTCTCTATGGGAATACTCAACCTTATCATCATGGGGAGCCAATCCGCAAACCTTTCTTATTGATATTAAGAACGCAGACAAGCAGACAATTCAGGAGCATATAGGTTTCCTTAAAAAAGCTCTTACGATGCGTTATTCCGATGATAAATTAAAAGAATTAGACATGAATTTAAGTTTGGTAGAAAAGGCATTATCCGGGCAGGATATTGTGACGTGTCCTCATTGCGGGCTTTCCTTTGATTACAATAGTGTGCCGGAAGAGACATTCGAAAACCAAGTATTGGACAGTGTAGGGAATTATACGCGCTGGATAGCAGAGGATGTAGTGTCTGCGGAAATGGCAAAGCTTAAACCGGAGATACAGGAACAGGTCCTTAACATCATATCGTCAAAGAAAAGCATCGAAGAACTTGCCGCCTATGTAAGGTGTCCTAAATGCTATGCAAGGATTTATAAGAGTTTCATAAACAAGAATACAGAGCCGCCGGAGGGCACTCGCCAAGAAGAAAGCCGCAAAAGCACTTTCTCGTTGGAGGGACTCGCTATTAAAGGTTTAATATAATAATTAGAAGAAATGAATTTGATTGAATTTGCAAAAAAAGAAAACGAATTGACATTGGAGGAAAAGCAAACTCTTGGTACAATTCAAAAAAAGGTGAATGATACGGTGGAGGAGCTTCTCAAAGGGCTTATCTCTGAAAGTTCATTCAACGAGAAAATGAAAAGCGTAGATGAGCAGCTTAAGGCCCTAAACGAAGACGGTAAGGTTGGTCTTGCTGTTAAGGAACTGGGAGAGTTCAAAGAAGAAATCAAAGAGTTGTCAAAACAGCTGGAAGTGTTGAAGGCAAAGGGCTTTAACGTGAACGGCAACTCTAACAATCTTGGCAAAAAGATTGATGAGTTCTTGGATTCAGAGAAGTTTAAAGACTTCTTGGACGGGAAAACAAAGAGTTCAGGCCGCTTTGACATTGATTTGAAAGATGTGACAGACCCGGTCAGCATGACTAATGACTATTCCGGAGACAAGCTAATCACTCGTCAAAGCAGCCTTGTTGTAACTAAGATCAATGAAGGAGCGCACATTCGCGACATCATGACCGTAGACCAGGGAGACCCTGCATATCCTACAATCACATTCACGCAGATCTACGATCTTGACAGAAACGCTGCTGCTGTTTCAGAGAACGGAAAACTTCCTGAATCTTCATTCAAGATCAAGGAGCAGACCGTTGGCGTGTGCCGCATTGGTACTTATGTTCCGTTGAGCAAGCGATTGCTTAAGTCTCGTATCTATGTACGCTCATGGCTTATGAACCGTCTTGCCTCTTGGGTTAGAATGGCTGAGGATTTCCAAATCATGTTCGGTGACGGACAAGGCGATAACCTGAAAGGTATTGCAAACTACGAAGATATTCTTCCGGCAGAAGATATAATCAGCAAAGACGTGGTAACCGGCGCTAAGGGTTCTGTTAAGTCGGTAAGCACTTACAATGGCGGCAAACAGTCCATTGTTGAGTTTACAGAAGCACAGCCTGAAATCATGGACGGTCAAAAGATTACGTTTGCAGGTTCTTCCGTTGAAGGTTTCAACTCTACTTATGTTGTTCATAAGATGAATGACAGAAAGATTGTTGTTGACTATGCATACGCTGCCGTAGCTGATGCTACATCCGCTGTCACATTCACAGTTAAGAACAACCTGTTCAATTCTGTTGTATCTCCTAATATCGGCGATGCAATCAATGCTATCTTCGCAATCATGACCTATGCGGAATACACGCCTTCGTTCATTGCGCTTAACCCGTCTACCGTATTCGATGCGGAAACGGCAAAAGATACATCCGGACGTTCTCTCGGCCTTGTTACTACTGTTAACGGTGTCAAGTATATTTCCGGAAGACCTATTATTGAAACAACGAAGATCAACCCGGGCAAGTATTTTGCAGGAGATATGACAAACGGCGCTTCTCTGGTCGACTGGAGCAATCTTAGCGTTGAGTTTGCAGAAGATGTTGAAACAAAACTCCGCAATACTGTTGTCCTCATTGCACAGGAAGAGGTTCAGATGCCTGTTTACAACCCGGCTGCATTTACATACGGTAATATTGCCGATGTGATAACTGCCATTAAAGTTGCTGCCTAATGGATAAGGTTATAATTATACGAGGTAGTCAACTGGAAGTAGATAAGATCATTCAGGAAAACCGAATAAGGAAGGAAATGGGGCTTATTTCCATTGAGGAAGGTGCCCCTAAATCCTCCGAAAAGCGGGATATTCCTGAAAAACGAGAAAAGACATCTCCGGTTGCGGACAATAAAAATGTTTAATTATGCTCATTGATTATGCTTTTTTTCAAGGGCCGCTATTTATTAGCGGAATAATTTCTCCGGATGTTGCTCCGTCATTGACAACATCTGCTATAACAGGAGATGTGAACAACTATATATCCTATTATGAGACGGAATACCTGATAAAGGTTCTTGGTAAAGAAGTATATGAACAATTTTCCGAATATCTCCAGTCAGAAGAGAAAGAACCTGTAAAACTGTGGGATGATTTAAAGAGCATGCTGGTTAGCGCTATGGGAGGGATGAAAATCTCTCCTATTGCCAATTACATATACTTTTTCTACGCAAGAAACCATCAATGCGATGTAACCGTCAACGGTGTAAAAAGAGACAGCGATGTCGGTGATCTTGTATCTCCTATGGGGAAAATGGTTTCTGCATGGAATAGCATGGTTAGAATGAACGCAGACCTTTATAAATGGCTTGATACGCAACATATAGAGGGATGGACGTTCGATAAATCATTATTGAGACATGTAAACACATTCAATCTATGATAGTAGAGATTTTCAGCGATATATGCAAAAGAGTGTCTTCCGAAGTTGGGTATGACGTGAATTATATATTCGGCGACAGTACATATATAAGGGAGGCCATCTTGACGCAAAAGAAGATACCACAGACCGCTACAAAACGCTTTCCTTTAATCGGGCTTTATACTCCGTTCGTAGAGGATAAGACAGATAGCAAGGTGTATTGCAAGGCTGATGTCAATATAATCATAGCAGTAAACACGCTCAAGGATTACACCAATGAGCAGCGTATAGAAGTATCTTTCAAAGGTTTGTTAAGACCGTTGTATGATGCTCTAATCAAGGAAGTGGGTGCTGAAAAAAGGTTTGATTTTGGATATTCGGGGCATGTGGCTCATTCTTATTCGGAAAATCTTGTATTCGGTCGAAGAGGTGCTTTTGACGCTGACGGAAAGGAGATTGAAGAAAAGATTGATGCTATTGAAATAACTAATTTAAGTTTAACGGTAAAAAAAATAAAATGCTATGGCAACAGATTATAGACAATGTCCGGGGGTTGCAACCTTTAATACGGGAAATTCCGTATGCGTGTTAGACCCCGGCAAGGTAAAAGCTATCATATTGGTAATGCATGGGTATAAGTTGCCCAAAACTCTGACAGCGGACGCTTTGGAAGCGGCCTGTCATGCAGACAGACCGGGAAGAATATTTCCGATTAAAACGATTGTGGAATACGCTCCATCAGGCGGGGAAGCGCAAACCTCAGCGACAGGTTACGGACCTACAAAAATCACAGGATACTCGCCCAAAAACGATGTATGGACGCTTGAAAATTACGATGCAAGCCTCAAGGCTAATCTTATGGCTGCAAAGAATACAGCGTTTGATGCATATTTTGTGGACGAGAACAACGTGATATACGGCATGAACGACGGTACGGAAGAACTGGCCGGAATCGAACTGTCCGGCGTATATCCGGGCGGTCAGGACTGGGATTCTTCCGGCACAGAAGCCAACCTCACTATTGCAACGATGTTCAAGGATTACGAGAAGTATATCAAGAACGCTGGTGTAAAGGCTTGTGACTTTGACGTTGTCGGAGCGCTGAAAGGGCTTGTTTATGTTGAGCTGGTTTCAACAGAATCAAAGAAATACAAGCTTGTTGAGCACTTCGGAAGACTTGATATAACCCCATACTACGGAGCGTTGCTTCAAGAAAATGCGACTACTGCATTACCCGGTGCAACAAGTGTATCCTACGCAAACGGTGTTATTACCGTAGGCGAGGGAGAACCGACACTTGCTTCCCCCTCTGTGTTGCAAGGAGCCGGAATCACAGGCATAGAGGCTTGGGGATGAAAGTAGAAGGAATTACATTCAACGATGAGAGAGTAAGAAACATGAAGAAGAGGGACTTCATAAACTCTCATAAGGATGTGTTTTTTCTTGACCGTCCGATAGAGGAGCGCGAAAAGGTGCTTTCTTCCATTTACGAGGATATAGCCTCTTCCGGTGCTCAAAGGCAGAAGAAAGACGGTGATATGTAACTGTGTTGTGTATATTAATTAGGGGTGTTCATTTCGTTCACCCCTTAATTGTATTTGTTATGGCTAATATAATTGATGCGGAAAAAGCCGTAAAACAGTTCGTTGAGGGGTTTGAACCTATGATACGGGGTGTAATGGTAGAAAACAGGGAGGAGGTTTCACAATATATCGTAGAGCAGTTATGGTCAGGTATTAACGGAAACGACAAACCATTACGTCCTACCTACTTCAATGATCCATATTTTAAAACAGAGGAGGCCGGATATTGGTATAAAAACGCAAAAGGATATGCAGCTTTTAAGGAAAAGAACGCCCCGCTTATGCATTCTGATTTAATAAACGCACCTGTTAGTTCAAAGGGAACGCCTAACCTTATAATTACAGGTGAGTTTCACGATTCAATTACGGCTACTCCGACAGACAAGGGGCTAAAAATAGGAAGTGAGGGTGTCAGTTTCAGCAGCGATATAGAAAAGAAATACGGTCAGGCAATTTATCGTGTCGGTTCCTATGCCCGGAAAACATTTTTTAGAAGATGCCTAAAACAAGGTATTGAAGATTATTTCAGAAAATTCGGCTTGTAATGGGGTGTGCGTGCGAAAACAAAAAGAGAATGGCAGACATAGCCAATATGAGGATGCTTGCAAGGAAAGTGGCCCAAATGGAGGGTAAGGTGTATGTCTTGTATGAGAATGGCGGAATATTCAATTTCTGCCCGCGGGGAGAGATGTTTAAAGGTGTATTTATAGAGTATGTTTGGTTCTGATATTAAAAATAGAACATCATTTTTTGTATAACCCCCGTAATTTTTCTGCCTTCAAATTGAAAAATATTAAAAATAGAACAAAGGCGGGAGTTACCCCGCCTCTTAAGTTTACTTTTTAAGCCCCATTATTATCCGCATATTAGGCATTACTGTTTTCTCAACTCTGTGTGTCTTTGTGCCCTCTGTTGGGGTATCCGCTTTATTTGTTCTTCCACGCTTTAGCTCCTTTATCTCTTCCTGCAATTCATCCACGCGTCCTGATACGATATTGTAAGCTTCCAGTATATCGCTTATGTATCCTACAACGTATTGCATGTTTTTCAACTCTCTAAGAACCTGTTCATGTTCTTCTGATACTATACTCATTTGTCTCACCAAATCGGATGTATTTGTTCTCATATAGATAAAATATTTGTTTTAGGTTTAAAATCAGCACATCGGCTGTGATTGTAATGTTGTTTGGGTTGAATTTAACCCACTGGGTTGTTTGGGTTATTTTATTTTTGCCGTTTTCCCGTCAGAAGGCTTTCCACCGAATAAATAATTAATGTAAGCAAGTCCTTTGGGTTTACAAAGTACCTTCTGATATAATATGTCGGGGTGACTGTCTCTGTGTATCGGTGGTAACAGCGTCATTTCAAAATACCCTGCGTCAATGTACTTTTGTTTCGGTTCGTTTCGGTCTTTGAAGAATACGCCCACTTCCTTTAGTTTTTTGAAAAGGGTGTTTCTCCCGAAACCGAGGTTGAGAATCTTTGCGGCTTGGCCTATGTCTACTTTGCCCTCTGCTTTGAAAGCGGCGTCTGCGAAGTCAGCTTTAGGCTTAAGCTTGGAATTTTGCTGTTCAAGGCGCTTCTTTTCCTCGCGCTCATTTTTTAACTGTGTGGCAAGGCTGATAACAAGGTCGGGGTTGTTTATCATTTGCTCCAAAGTTGGCTGCGTGGCAGTCATGCCATATCGCATTAACTCTTTAATGCGGTCATTGCACCATAAATAGAAATCAGGAGAAAGCCATTGAGCGAAGATTAATGCCAAATCCTCGTGCAACCATGTGCCTTGATTGTTACCTCCTTGATTTACAGTAACTAAGTCCGTTGCGGGAATTCCCGTTTTGGCTGATAATGAGCTAATTAACTCATTCGTCTGTTTTGTTGACAAAAAGTCATTACAACGTTTCCCGAACGGCTTAGCCATTTCTGTGGCATTTACCATTACACTATCTCCTTTCAGAAAGGTAATAGGACTTCCGTTGTATTGGAAGATTTGATTTTCATTCAAGTGTAGCATAAACAATGAAAATTAAAAGTTAATAAATAAAGAAAGCAGAGAGTTTCTCCAAGTTGCTACACTTCCATATCGGCTTTGGGGCGAATATGTACGGAGAAACCTCTGCTAATATTGTAGGCAGTAGTTTAATATCGGGCACAAAAAATCCCCAATCCGAATATGTATATAAAAGTGTAGCACCGCAAAGATAGCTATTATCTTTGAAATACCAAACCTTTTATTGAAAAATAAATTATTTGGATTACTTTTTTCTCATTTTAGATTGGTTGCTCGAAATATTGTATTACATTTGCGATATAATATAATACAATGTAATACAGTAATAATATGGAAGCAGTAGTGAGAAAACAAACTTCGTTCCGCTTGCGTGAGGATTTATTGCAAATTTTGCAGGAACAGGCAAAAAAAGCGAACAGAAGCCTTAACAATTTTGTAGAAAGCACACTAATGGATGCAATGTATTCAGAACCGAATGAAGAGACCATAGCGGCCATTAAAGAGGCGCGTTCAGGGAAATATGCCGGGGTTATTGACACAAATAGCATGGAAGCCTTTATAAAATCTTGTGAGTAAATGAAACAGTTACGCTATTCGACACAGTACAAAAAAGATTTTAAGCGATACCGGAACAACCCATCCAAATTGAACAAGTTATTGGAAGTGCTTCGTATGCTGGAGAATGAAATCGAACTTCCGAAGAAATATAAAGCTCATGTTCTGATTGGTGAGTATAAGGATTGCATGGAGTGCCATATCGAGGGAGATTTTCTACTTATATGGTTTGACGAGGAAAATGATGTTATTGAAATACTTAGGCTTGGGAGCCATTCCGAATTATTCGGGAAAAAGAAGTGATTAGACTATTTATAATCATTCTAAATTGTAAATAAATTCGTATTATATATTGATTATTTATCAGTTTTAAAGTTACTTTGCAAACAAAACTTAAAACGTGTTTATTATGAAAAAGATTTTGGTATTGTTGACTATTTTATGCTATTGTGTATCTATGAGTTCCCAAGTTATGAGGGCAGAGGAGTTGGAAGAGTATGCAAAAGAAAGATATGGAGACAGCTGGGTTGAAGCAGCTGAAACGTTATCATCCCAATTAGTCCTTGATAAAAACAACTCTTTGACCTATACGCAAATAGTAGATTGTGGAGAAGCCACTAAAGAACAATTATATGTAATTTTGAATTATTGGTTCACCGCAACATTTAATGACGCAAATTCTGTAATAAAATTAAACGATAAGGAATTAGGAACTATAATTGGAGAAGGATTTGTAGATGGCATAGCTGAACATGTAGGAGGAATGAGCCGATACAAGGTGAGTATTACTCCTATTATAAAAGTTGACATAAAAGACACTAAAATACGTGTTACTTATACTCTTCAATATTATAATATTATAAAAGTTATAGGTGGAGGAATTATATCCGCATTTTCAGACGGAACCCAAAGTCCGCAAACAAATATAGAAAAATGGGCTATTGATACATGCTATCCATTCGTAGAAAAAGATAAGCACAAAGCAAAAAAAACATCCTCTAAGGCTTTGGTTATGGCTCATGCCTATTCAAATGTTATCATGGATAAAATTGAAGAGGTAGTGAAGAACGGGCTTGTTGGAAATGAAAATGACGATTGGTAAATAAAATATCTATTTAGACCGTTTCTAAATTACAAAGAAATCCGTCTCATGTTTTGGTTACATCCCTATTTCTGCTTTAATTTGTATCGGAAATAATATTATTAACAATGTAGTAAACATTGTTAGGTAGTGTTATGTTTAAATTGCGTCGTTCGTTCTGTCGTTCTACAATATTATAGAATAAAGGTGGTATGGGAAGCTGGAGCGAAAAACAAGAAGTTAAGAAAGAGGCAAAGGAAAAGGATAAGGTAAGGCGTGAAAAGCTTGCAGGATTCTTTTTTAATTTGGCGCAAGTTTCTTTCACTGTATTATCTTTGGGATTGGCAATAACCCTTGTGAAAGAAGAACTCTATGATAACATTTTATTAATTGTTCTTGTTTCTATGGGAATTATACTTACGGTATTATTTGCAAAAATAGGTAATAACATTTTAAGATAAATATTATGGTTGCATTATATGGGTTTGGGCTTATAACAGTAATAACTGTTGCCTTTTGGATTTATACAGAAACTCCTTCCGGTAAAAAGTGGATAAAAGGGTTGTGATAATATGGATTTTTTAAGCTTATTATATACAATAGGAACCATTATCACAAGTGGCATACTTATATGGTTTAAAACCAAATCCGGGAAGAAGTGGTTAAGAAAACTGTAAGCAGAAGTATAAAAAAGGAACAGATAAATTCAATATCAAAATAATATGGGGAGTGTAATGGAAAGCAAGAAAGCAAGATATTCTGCAAAGCATCCACATCATATAAAGCCTAAAGGTGATAGACTGGGATGGACGCCGAGAGGAGCAGCCAAGCACTTTCCCTTGCATGAAATTATCGGAGAGGGAAGAATCGTTAGTGACTCTTGCTGCTTCATTTCAGCCAATACAAAAAGAATTATGCAATAAAGCCAGACACTACATCTGGCTTTTTATATATATTCATTCTACGCTCTTAACTATCAGCGAATACTTTACAGGTTTTGCCTTTCCATGATTGTAACTTACACTTTTTACATATCCTTTATATACGTTCCCGTTCTTCTCTATCCGTATATAGCCTGATAAATCAGAGGGTGTTCCCTGATCGCCTGTTTCTACCGATAATTCCCCAACCGTAAACAGCCTGTTACCTAATGCTATGTCGTTGGTTTCTCTTACTCCGTTAATCTCAACATCACTATTGCCGTCAGAGGACGTAAAAGACAACTGCTCTGCAAAGGCGGCAAGGTAGCGTGCGTTCGCTTCAATCATGTAGCGTTGCGAATACATGGCATTAAACATGGTAGACGGAGATATAACGCCGGATATGGTGTATCCGCTTCGTACAAGTTTATACTTCCCTCCCTCAAGTGCGGCACCAACAAAGAATATATCACTATCACTGTCATTGTCCGTTGTATCTTCGCCTCTTTTTGCGGCAAGAAATTCTATGCCGTATGCATCCGCGCGATATGGGCTTATCAATTCTTTCGCGTTCTCTGTGAGAGTAATTCCGGTGGTGTATTCGTTTGTGAAATGAAATTCATCACGTCCGTTTACGCTATCGTAGTCCTGTTTGTCGTATCCTACTTTTAGCCGGGAATATATCATAGAGGAGCTTACATTATAATTCAGGTCTACCGTATCGTCTTTCAGGTCTTTCACTTGTTTATCCTGAAACAAAGCATCCCTGTGCACAAACGTTACCTTGTTATCACCTATAACGGGAACAAACCCAAAAACAGAACTCATCCAATTTGCGAATTTGGTATAGGATGTATAGATTTTAGCATTTGGTATTCCTCTGATACTTTCGGCGGGCGCAATTACTGTTTTATCCAAACGTGCATCAGTTGTACTGGTAATTTCTCCGATTACGCTATTGTCGCCTGTAATTGACTTAAGAAGCCTGTTTAATAAGGTTGTGGGTTTAATTACGCCAATGTTAGCCGGAGTGTCTCTTTCCATAAAGCTTATAGTAAGAGGCGTGGACATATCATAAAAAGTGGCAGTTGTCGGTATATTAACCGGAATATGTGGGTAATTAAAATATATTATTAGGCTTTCTTGGGGTTCTAATACAATGTTTTCATTTATCGTAATAACGTAAATGGGGTCCGTTTTCATTTTACTTATCTCATATATCTTTTTTTCTTCTTTGCTCGTTTCGTTGTATTTTACACAAAGAAAAGATAGAAAACTACCCATAGTAGCACTGATTTTAAGCTTTATGCCCAATTTTAAATTCATGCTTATAGAGCGATCTGATATATTTTTAATGAAGTAATTTTTATGTAATTCGTCTAACGCAGTATAGGTATTTAAAGAAGAATCAAAAACTTCTATTATATTTTTTGTTGCTATTTCCGAAGACAGTATATAGAACGGAACAGTATAATAGCGTTCCGCTGTTCCCATTGTCATTTCGTAAGATACGGAACTATCCTCGGTGTCGCTTGGTACAGTCCAATCAATTTTGCTGTCCATCATTAGCCTATCATAATACAGAGGTTCCGCCTCCTTCAATTCGCTAACCAAGTATTCATATTGCGTGCCTTTTTTCGCCTTGATGAGACTTGCAAGGCTATTGTCAACCGCATTAATCTCGCATGATATGTCGGTGTATGTGAATGTGGAGTAATCCAAGGCGCACCTGAACTTTTCGTTCAACAACCACGAATTGTTTCTTACATAAAACACAATCGTAGCGGATGACTTTAAATAATTTGACTGATATTCTCTTAGAAGAAGAGAATAAGCTCCTCTTGAGAACTCGAATTTGGTTGAGAAACTACGCACGACACCGTCATAGTCATTTCTCTTGAAAGACATCTCTACATCATCCCAATTGACAAGGTCATTTGTTACATCATGTACATTACCTCCTACCAGCAACTCACATCTATAATACATCTTATTTCTTTTTTGAAGTTGAACGAATCAAAGCATCTATCTCGTCACACATGCGTCTAACCATATAGGCATATTCTTTGGCAGAAAAGGTGTTCTCATCAATGTGCATCTTCACGTGAGACATGAGAGAGACCCTTTCCTTCGTGAAATAATCCCTATCCATTTTAACCTTACCGGAATTTGCGGCAGATTCCTGAAGCTTTGCCAGTCTGTAATTATCGGAAGCTGAAACGCTCTTTATCCGGTTTGTTATCTTTTCGTGTTCATCTTCTTTGAACCTGTATCCTAAAGCTCCCATAATACTGACGACAACATCCCAGTCCCCGGACGAGATTAATTTTTCGCACATGGAAAAACAGTTCAGCCGTATTTGAATGTTAAGTACTTCGTTTCTCCTGATTATCTGCGCAACGGCTGATTTACCGCCTATGATTGACAAGTATTCATTACATAGCTTCTCGGCAGCCAAAACCTTTTCCTTTATGCTGTGCGCACCGCCTTGAACAACCTTGTCAATGTCTCCAAGAAAGATGTCAATGAAGCGGGAAAGGGCTATTTTACTTAAATCATTGTATATCATATCCAATAGTTTATATACGGTTTGAAATCCAATTGTAATCTGCGATATGGTTAGCTTTTTTCATCATTCTTCCGATGTTCTGCAATTGCCTTGTATTGCCTTTCATTTCCCTTTCAAGGCTGCTGTAATCATTGTTTACATTGACTACTATGCCACTTTCTCGCATATCTTTCAGCTTCTTTTCTATCATGCCATAATCGGATGTTAGGCCGTCTTTGTCATATATATAAGACAAGTCCGGAATTACCTGTGCGTGTGCTGGAAGATTTACCAATGTGGGCTTATCAGGCGTAACAAACAACCCGTTATCAGTTATGATACCTTCTTTTTTCCCACCGTCACCCACAATAGCCAATCCTCCCGGATGATCCTTTGTACCCTTTGCGTATCTGGGAATGGGCTGAGCAGCAATAACAGCAATTTGAGCAGCGCCCATTGCACCAACCAAAGCGGCAAGAACTAAATTAGGTAATGCTTTTGTTATAGCTAAAGCGGTGGCTATCCCCGCCTGAACAATAGAATTTGCCTTGTCCCATTTAGCCTGCTTCTCCTGCAATGCAGCTTTTTTCTTTTCAAGTTCTGCGTTTTTTGCAGCCGTTTTATCCTCGGCAGCACGTTTGCGGGCTTCCGCTTCTTCGGTGGAAATAGCTCCGTTCTCTTCAAGTGATTCTATACGTTCTATCTCCTTGTCGTATGCTTCATCGTTGGCTTCTTGTTCTTTTTCAATATTCTCTATCCGGGCGTCATATATATCTGTCATTAACGAGGTAATGCCTGATACTATCTTTTCTACGCTTTTTAAAAGGTATCCAAAACTTTGTCTCACGTCCTCTGCCGCTCCTTTAAAAGTCAATTTTCCTTTCTCTGCTACACCCACCATTATATCAGATAACCCCTCAAATATTCCGGCCGTTTCCCCAAGAGAATCTCTTGCTGCATCATTCATTTCTGATAGCCCGCTCTTGAACTTGTCTATCCACTCCTCTTGCTTTTTATTGGCATCATCTAAGCTAAGCTGATCTATTTGTGCTTGAATTTTATCAATTCTTTCTTGTAATTCCTTAGCCTTTTCGCTATTAATATCAACAAGTGTCATTTCCGCTTCTGCTTCTGCGAGAAGTGTTTTAAGACGGGCTTTAGCATATTTTACCCCAATGTCATACAACCGTTTTTCGTAATCCTCTTTACCGATTTCTCCATTTGCATACTGTTTTTTAAGCAAATTAGCTTCTTTCAAAGCGGCTGTTTCCTGCCTGTCTATCATCCTATCGGTATTTGATTCAATCATCCCAAATCTCTCTTCAAGGTTTTGCATAATCAAATCGTTCTCCCTTTTCATATACTTCATTCGTATTGCCAAGACATCGTTTCCGTTCTTCTCCGCATCATTTATTTCAGCATCACGCATCATATTATTAAGTTGGATTTGGAGATTAAGCCTTTTGTCTAATTCTTCATTGGAATTATCGCCAATGGAAGCCAATCTGTTTTCAAGATTTGCTTTCTCTATTTCAAGAAGCTCCTTGTCGTATTTATCGTTTATTTCCGCAATGGCTTTTCCTTTCAGTGTTTCAAGGTTTTTCCTTAATTCAATTTCTTTTTCAGAATTGCCTTTTATCTCCTTAATCCTATCTTCATACTCTTTGCTAACCTCGGCAATTTCCTTTTTTCTGCCGTCAGCAATTAAATCAATCCTTGATTTAGCTAAATCCTCTGTTATCTTTTTAATGTATTCGGCATATTCTTCTGCCTTCTTCTTGGCTTCTTCATAAGCTTTATCGCTTTTTCCCGGATCGTTAACCAATGCTCCTACATTGATATTTTCAGCCATTCCCTCCAACGCCTTATCGTAATCGGTAGTCACTTTCAATAAGGACTCCCACGCCTCTTTCTCTTTTTTGGTTTGCTCTTGTGCTTTTTCTAAATCAGATCTTCTTTTCGATAAATACACCGATTCTCGCATGCTACCTTCTTCTATGCCTTTTTCTCTCGCCTTTTGGGTAGCCTTTTCTAATGCTAATTTTGCTTCTTCTTCTTTTTTCTGTGCTTTTAAATACGTGTTATATTGATTAGTCCTTTTTATCCAAGCTTCATATCTTTGCGATGAAATTTCTGTCATTTTATCCAATTGAGCCCTTGCAATAGCATTTGCAACAAGTTCTGTACGAAGTTCTTTATAAGATTTGGCTGCTTTGCCTACGAGAATTTCCTCGTTTGACATATTTCCAAAATATGAAGGATATTTACTTCGCAACTCATCAATGGCAGCAATACGCTCTTTCATTGAACGTTTATTGTCTTGCGTTGCCTTATATAACAAATCCAGTTCTGTCCTTTCTTTCATGCTGTCAGAAATTCCCTTGCGCCTTGCATTTGCCAAATTAGTTTCAGCGCTTGCTACCTCATTAACTGCTTTTTCTGCCTTAAACAAACTTCCTACCCATTTTGCAATCTCCGAACCATACGCAGACAGCAATGTTATACCTATTACAAGTGCAGCCTGCCAAGAAAAGATACTACCTAACAATTGTTTCCAAACAGGAATTGCAGTTAATCCTTCAGCTTTCATCCGTTTAAATTCTTCGCTTGCTCTTTTTAATTCATCCGCAAACATTGGTAAGTTATTGGAGATAGCAAGGAAGAACTGGTTGAAGCTCATTGTAAGAGACGGTAGTTCCCGCAATAATTGTTGCGTCTGTACATTTAATCCATTCCATGAGGACGCATAATTACCCACATTTCTTTGATAGTTCCCAAATTGTGCGTCTATCTCTTTTAATTTGTTGTTCAAAGAATTGGCTTGGGAAATAAGGTTTTTCCCTATGCTGCTTTCCCGGTCAGCTTCACTTAACGCCTTATACCTTTTTTGCAGTTCAAGCATGGCGGCGTTCATTTCATTATAACTACCGGAGGCGGATATTATATAAGTGGAATGATTTTTTATTAAAGCTGAATACTGTTGATTTTGTGCTATTAGTTCCGAGTGCCTTTGTTTTAATAAAGAAGATTGGTTAATGTATTCTGTTAAGGTAATTTCTCCTGCTTTATAAGATTTGTTTAATTCGCGAATATCAGATAGTATTTTCTTCATAGCCTCTTTATTGGCTATGGTGTCGGCTGTTAATTTAGTCACTTCACTATCGTAAGCCTGTACCGTATCAATTATGGAAGCATAATTCATGTTGGCTGCTTGAAGTTGAGCGGATGCCTGATTTATCGTGTCGCTTGCAGTCTGTGTGCTCTTGGCTGCATTTTCCTGTGCAGAAGCAACTTGATTGGAAGAAGAAGAAAGCCCGGCAAGCATATCGCTTGCATTTTTTACGTTTTTAGAAAATTGCTCAAACAGGATGTTTAGCTTTTGAAGACTTGTCATAGAGTTAAACTGCTGGGATATTTGCCGCAATACAGTCAACTGCTTTGTCTGAATGGATTCCATTCTTTCCTGTGTCTTGTTCAGTTTTTCAAGAATGGATGTATAATCGTGTGCTTTTTGGGAAAGTTCGTCAAAAGTCCTTGGATTTGTCTTTGAGCTTGCCGCTAATGTGTTTGCAAATTCTACATACTTACCTTTTGCCGAATCAAACTCAAGTGATAATGTTTTTAGCTGCTGTAAAGCCTCCTTGCTTACTACATCTGTAATTACAAATTCGTTTGCCATAAGTCCTGATTTTGAGTTCCATGCAACATCACATGGCGATACAAAGATAATAATTTATTTAATTTATTGGTTCTTATTTGGAATTATTCTAAATAGTATGTACATTTGCAAAGGACGTGTAAAGTTGCACGTCACCGTAAAAAGGACGAAAAGACATGGTAAAGGTTGGTGATGTTTGCCCTCTTTTTTTCTCACCTATAAAAAATAAGTTTGGGCTGGAAATGGACTACATTCAGAGGTTCCACACTTCTGATAAAATCCATATACAGGTGTTTGTGAGCGCTTCGGAGGAGGTGTCAGTAACACTTAACAACCTTGTCGCCGAGACCTCTACTCCTGTATCTCTTTCTACATACAATCAAAATGATAACGTATTAATGCATTATGCAGTCCTTAGCGGGCTGGATGATGCAAAATATACGGTTACTGTCAATGGTAATGCGTCAGAGCCATTCGAGGTGTGCTCCTCTGATATTATATTAGAGGAAACAACGCTTATCAGGTATTCTCACAAGAGTAATAATTCCGCTTTTGATAACATATTTTGGATAAACGATACTCAACAGGTGTTTGAGTTCCGGGTAGAAGCCGGATTTAAGCCGGAAGGATATACTTCTCATATAAGCAACGAGCAATACCGCAATCAGATGCAGGAGATAGAGGAGTTATACGCAGTCCCGTATGATGTTTATACCCTTACAATCGGAAGCTCAAAAGGCGTGCCATATTGGTTTGCCAAACACTTAAACCGCATCTTATGCCTTTCAATGGTGGAAATTGACGGGACGAAGTTCGTGCGTTCCGAGGGTTCAGTACCTGAAATTACACAGGTTATTGAATCAAGCCAATTATTCTACATCTCGATCGCTCTTGAACAACAATATAATGATATTTCCGGTATCGGAGGCACTCCCGAACCAGCATCACCGCCATTATATGGGGCATTTGTGATTGATAATGCCACAGACGGGCAGCTATTGCAGTTCAAGGCTGACAAATCAGCTTTTACTAACGTAACAACAGTGGAAGTATGATAAATAAGAGGGTAAATAAAATAAATTGGCATGGGAGCGACCTTGAAAACAACAGGGCGAAAGCTCCTAATATATCTACTCCGGGCGGAAACGGGCTCGACGGACTTAATGACGGGGAAATATATGTATGTAATGCAGATGAAGACCCTGCTATCTTCATAAAAACAAATAAGGATAAGGTTGCAAGAGTTGGCGGTAATGGAAGTGACAGCTATTCGAGAGATCAGATAGATGATTTTCTCGGAAAGAAGCTCGACAAAGTCGTTTGGGACAGAAACCTTGAAGAGAGGGTTGACGATAACGGAAAGGAATACTTGTTCTTAACCAAACCGTTGATTACCGCCTACGGAGTAACCATGTACTCAGGCGCAGACGTTCAAGTCCCTTCAATCTACGAAGGTCTTCCAATAGACGGTGTGACAATACAGTGGGTTGACGGAAAGCTTGTCGCAACAGGTGGAAAGGGTACTGCCAATGGTATAGTGGTTAACGGTAATACTTACACTCCTAATGAGGACGGAATAATCACCTTGCCTAATTATCCGACTTCGCTTGAATGGGGTAACATATCAGGAAAACCCAGCTGGATAGGTAGTACAAAGCCCTCTTACTCATGGGATGAAATTGGAGGTAAACCTGAATGGATAGAGGATACCAAACCGACCTATAATTTCAGCGAGATACAGAACAAGCCTACCACCATTGCAGACTATGGCATCACAGACGCATACACCAAAAACGAAATATCCGGGCTATTAGCTGATTACGTAACCAAATCAGGTGCACAGGACATTACAGGTATCAAGTCATTCATAAACGGCTTAAATATCGGTGATATACTTGTGAAGAAGCATTCTGACGGAGTGGTTGAGTTAGACGGTGATTTGATTTTGACGGGTAGTCTTACCATGTTTGCACAAGGCAGTCATACGGCATCAACCATTCTTGATGCGCTTCCGATAGATGAAACCACATTATCCAAAGAGGGTGATGTATTAAGCGTAATAGGCGGTGTTGGAGGTGGTTCGGTAGACGGGATTATCCTTAACGGCACAACCTATTCTCCTGATGAAACCACGAAGCTTATTACATTGCCTAATTACCCAACCACATTGCCGGCAAGTGACGTGTATTCTTGGGCCAAGCAGCCGAACAAGCCGAGTTATTCGTTTGGTGAGCTGTCCTCTCATCCTACTACGCTGGGGGGATATGGGATTACGGATGCTTATACGAAAACGGATGCTGACGGAAAGTATGTTTTGAAGGCTGGCGACACAATAACGGGAAAATTGTTATTTAATGCAAATTCCAGCATTGACCTTGTATATATTCCAAGAACCAAGTCTGCTATCAGTTTTAATAACGCAGGTTCCAATAGAATTGGAATTAACTCCACAGACGGAGACGGTAACCTAAGAATAGCTAAAACTGATATTAATCAAGACTGGGTAAGTGGAGACGTAAATATTCTTTTAGGGTCTAATAATTATAAAGTCCTCCACACAGGCAACTACGCAGGCGAACTGGATAACCGCTACGTCAACAAGATCGGGGATGCGATGACAGGAAATTTGGTTTTCGCTCACACATCAGAACGTCCCTCATATTCAGGCTCAATAGGTATAACATTCAGAGAACAAATAGCAAATGGGCAAGGTGTTAAGCTGGTATATAATGATTATGATAACTATCGTGCTCCAGCAGGTCTAATTCTTGTCGGAGAACAAGGGGGAGAATATTTTGAAGCTCCTGCAATATATCAAAATGGGTATAAAGTTTGGGATGCCGGCAACAAACGAGACATGTTCTCAAGCATGAATGAAGCCTTTACCACATGGGGAAACGAGCAGGTAATCAGTGTCGAAGGAGATGCAAACACATACTATCCGGTGGTTATTACAATAAACCACTCAAAAACATGGAACAGTAGGATCGCCATACATAAAAACTTAGGAAGCAGAACACCTTCTTATCCGGGAAATCATGGTAATGGCACTTCATCCATGTGGGCCATGTACGAAGGACGTTATAGCGGTTGGGACGGAAACAGCGGATATATCGTTACAAAATATGTTAGACAGCCATATGCCAACTTAATATCAAAAGCTGAACATGCTGGTAATAATGCTGGTAAGCTTGTTGTGTATCTAAGAGGCGGTGGATGCGAATATACGGTATGCACTGATTATCGCGGAGGTATAAACGTGTATTACGAAAGAACGGAAATTAGCGGTGATAGTAATTATCCTGTCTATGTAGAGCCGACCACGTCCGTAGGTAATCAAGGGGTATTAAATCTTGTATCTTACGATTACTTAGTTCAAAAGGCCGTTAGATTGGAGACCCCTCGCAGTTTATGGGGACAGACTTTTGACGGGACGGGGAATGTTAACGGAACTATTCATGTTAATTCAGGTGGTATTTATCCAATTATATTAAGGAATAGTGGCGGGTCGGAATGCTCCATAGACTATCAATGTAGTGGAGAACATTTTGTTGCAGGAGTTTATCCAGATAGGTTCTTTATATGGAGAGAAAACGGCGGTGAAATCGCCTCGTTTCTTTCAAATGGCAACGTCGGCATAGGCAGTATATCGACATCAGGTAACAAGCTTTATGTAAACGGAGATGTTGGAGTAGCTGGAACTATCCACTTCGAAATTCTTTCAGGTGGCAGCGAGCGTAACTTGCTATATCAGCAAATGGCAGATAATGACTTATTCCGTATTAGGTGCGGTGGCCCGTCAAATCAAGGCTGGGTAGAGATTGCAACAGCGGATGACGGCACAGAGCCTATCTATGTAAGGCAATACACAGGTGCGTTTTCGTCGATTGCAAGAACTTTAACTCTGCTGGACGGAAGTGGCAATACTATTTGCCCGGGTAATCTTCTCACCTATGGCGGAATAACCATGTACTCCGACTTAAGAAAGAAGAACGTCCTGAACAGCATCATCGTACCTCTTGACGTAATGGCAAACGCTGACCTTTTCGATTACACTTTCAAGACAGATGAAAAATGCAAGGTCAGAGCAGGAACGAGTGCACAGTATTGGAATCGATTCCTTCCACAGGTGACCGACACAGACAATGAGGGCTTCTTCACAATGAGTTATGATGTGCTTGCAACTACATGCGTACTGTCTATGGCCAAGCATTTCCAAAGATTTTTGATGGAGGATTTCAATAACCACGAAACGAGAATAGAATTTCTTGAAAGAGAGAACAAGGAGCTGAAAGATAGCAATAAAGAAATGATGAACCGTATTATCGAACTGGAAAGGAGGGCAGCATAATGGCAATAATACCCGATACCAATATTAACCTGTCAAACAACATCGGTGCGGTGCTGAGGGATGCAGGGGGGGATGTTAATATCAATTATGCACCAAGCTTTTTTACTGCGGATGCAAATATTAGAGAATGGGCGAAGTATAAGCCGTTCAAATACCCGAAAAACTTTAACGTAACCGATAATGAGCGCAGTTCAAGAAACTGGGGGTTGTCTAATGTGCCGTATTGGGACAATGTCAACTACATGGCTGATTATGTCCGTAACGGCTCGCCTCTTGCTGGAAATTGTGGTACTCCTTATTTTGCCTATATACCTCCAGTCGGTGGCACTTCGGAACCCCTAAGGCTTGAAGATTTCAGGGGATATTATACTGAAGCTGTACAACCATATCTACCTTATAATGACTCTGTAATGATGGCTGACAGCACAACCGCCTTTTCAATAACGGTTCCTGTTAACGTACAACCGTCTCAGCAATACAACCTTACATTAGCCGATCTCCATTATATTAATTCGGGAGGTAGTGTAGTTGGTGATTGGAGAAATAGCTATTTATGTCTCGGACTGCTAAAGATTGGTAGTACAGAGTTTTATATGGCTACTGGTAACGCTTCTGTCGCTGATGACCCAACAATAGGCAATTATCCGGGTAATTCTATATTCGTATTTGACAGGGTTCGCCATGCTGCCGGAAAATATAAATCATTCCTCTTTGTTTCGAGCGTTAAGGATGTAGGTTCAAGTACGGCTCCTACGTCCGGTTTCTTCACGCCGTTAACATTCACATACGGTGAGGTTACATTGAAGAATTACGCGCCACCAGTAGAATTAAAAGAATTAAGCGCTACTAAGATTAGCACCGGAACAAAGGTAATATCTGTAAACTGCAAGATATACAATAATACCAACAGTAGATTATCGGCCAATATCAAGGTTACTATATATACTCAGTATGAATCTGTTATAAACACATTTACTTACAACGAGTACATTAACGCCGATACCTACCTTAGTTTCGGTAAGTCATATCTTGGTTCTCAAATATCCAATTTTGACGGAGCAAAGAAAGTGAATGTAACTGTCGTAATCAATGGACAAACACTATCTCAAACAGTAGATATACAGAATTATTAATGCAATAGACCATGAAACAGTTCAAATCATTATCAGACAAGCGGCTTATCATTGAAGCCGAGGTAAACGGAAAGAAAGGTTTCTTCCTTATCGATACAGGTGCGAGTGTTGGGCTTATTGCCGAGGACAAGGTAAAGAAGTTCGACATCGTGAGAGGACGCAAATACCCCGGCTCTCTTGTTGGCGCTGGCGGTGAAATGGAAGATGTGTATTACTGCAATACGCTTGTGCGGTTTGGTGGGAAAGATATTCCGCAGTTCCTCATTACCGACATATCAGGCGTGAGAAACAGCATAGAGCGTGAGACCGGGATAGAGATATTGGGAATCATCGGCCTTTCCCAAATGAAAATCACATCGATGCAAGTAGATGCAAATGACAATATGATAATAATAGAATAGTAACCAATAAAAACAAAAGTTATGAGTACATCAACAACCGCCGCAGAAAAAGTGGCTTATGAAAAGTTAGTGAAAGCAACAGTAAGAGTAAATAATTCCGTAGACGAATCTAAGGTCTATGACATTGAAGCGGATGCCGAGATAAACAACGGCATTGTAGGTAACATCAATTCAGGCACAGTGAAGAAAGACGGCTCACAGGTGGCTACTTTCAACAGTTACGGCAACGAGAACCTGAGCATCAACCATAACGTGGGAGACAAGCAGGAGCAGTGCAATATCACCGCGGCCGTCAACACCTTTATCGCTGACACGAAAGCCAAGATAGCTACCGCACAGCCTGTTTCATTGTAATTGTACAACCATTAAACTATAATCATCATGGAAGAAAAGAAAGAAAAAGAAGAGTTGAGAGATATTGACTTTGCCAAAGCAGAAATCGAAAACATTGACGGCTCAAAGTCTAAGATATTCGTAGACGGTGACGGTGAGATTGGCGTATTGGTTAAGCAGTTTGCCAACGTGATATACTCCCAGTCTAAGGAATTGGGCGAGGTGGAAGTAGCCCGCGAAATCTACAAAACAGGTAAGTCAAAGGTAACAAAAGAACAGGCAGTAGCCTTGAAGAAGTATGCGGAGAACTATCCGTACATCTTGCGCACTGCAATAGAGGGTGTCTTTGATGTGTTCAAGTAACTAATCAGGAAGGGGTTGTGTCATGAAAAAGGTAAAGGTTGATTTGTTGGTAGTTGGTAATCTATTGGTTATCAATAACTTGCGAGGGGGGGGGGTAAAATCCTCTAATTGGAATTGTTATGCAGATGAAAGCCTATATGAAGCGGACAGGGTCGTACATGGAGACTACGAGATTGACGGTGACAGTGATATGTCTATTGCTGTTACTGGTGGTATCACCATTATACGGAAGGAGGTATGATATGGCTATTGTACCTAATACCGATGTCAACCTTGCAGGTGATGTACGTGACGTACTGAACTCTGCTGGGGGAAGTGTCACTAACGAGGTGATAACATTCTTCCAAACGAGGGCTAACATCAACAAGTGGGCCAAATACAAACCTTACCGAAAGGCAACAAACTTCAACCTTGATTATAGCACAGACCCTACACGTGCGGACGGGTGTATGTGGGGAATGGTTGCCCCAACATTGAAGGCGGGATATGTGTATTTCAATAAAATGGCTTATGAAATTACCACAAACCCTTCTCAGGCAAATTACCCCAACTGGGAATATCAGCTTCCGAGAGGCGGACAGGGTGAGCCTTACCGACTTGGTGATTTCAAAGGATACAATACCGCGGCTGTCCAGCCGTTTACAACAGGCATAACTAATTATAAGTCGGAACTGAATATGTTTGATGAAGATAGCTTCACTGCTTTTTGCATGATAAATTCGGGGTCCGATTTTAATTTCAGGGACTTTTTTACGACATCTTCCGGATATAGGTTTGTTGTTGAATGCTACTTGGAAACGGGTATGCCTTTTTATGTAATGGACGCTCCGACTTACAAACAAATATCAGGGCAAGATATTGCAAACGTTACCGACTGGGCAGAATATATAAAGATCCAGCTTTCGCAGATAATGCAGAATACAAGCCAGCTTGTCGGGCGGTCGCTGTATGTATGTATGGGTGTTCAGAAAATAAGCTCAAGTGGAAGTGCCGAGGGCGGAACGGGCATTGTAGCTCCATGGAATGGCAGCGATACTCCGTTTTTCAAAAGGATTAGCATAGTAAACTATTTCAGCCGCCGGGCAAGCCTTACCTATGTGGCGTTTACGTTGGTTAATCCTACTTGGTATTCAAGAGACAGCGACCTTACTTTCTCTTTTTCAGGCACAAGATATTTTTGTGTAAGGATGAAGATAGAGCGTAAGGCGAAGGGAATGTACATTATTCCTGAAAACTCATCGTTCACGCCTTCTTCAGGAGAAGGGACCATAAAGATAAGATGCTCTGTTGTGGCCGGAACATATCAAAGCAGCCAGTTCGGACAACCCGCAAATAGTTCTTTGCAGAATATCAGTCAGATATATATAGAGCCTTCTTCAACCGAGGGACAGTATCAGGAGTTCTATTTGGTTTTCAGCAGCCTGTTAAGGTCCGGCACCGCTTCTTATTTGGTCTTTGAGGCTACCTCTGACAATAAAGGTTCATTCGTAACTATGGATGTTCAGACAGTGAATATAACTTGCAGATAGTACGATGAAACAGATAAGCAAATTCCCCGTTCCACTCTCACGAGCCAAACGGGGATGCACAGTAGTTAGTTTATTGATGCTGTCTGCAAAGATAAAGAAATTAATATAGAAACGAAATGAAACGTATTAAAAGATATATTATAAAAAACCCGCCATGTTCTCACGAATAAGGCGGGCAAGGCAGACCATTTAATACGAACAGTAATCTTGATACTTAAGTCTGCCTGATTAATAAAATTTACGCTTACAGTTTGTACGTACACAAAGATAGGAAGAATTTTAAACATAACGATAAAATGAAAGAAAACATTATTACCCAAAGCATACCGGGTGGATTTGCGATGATAGCAAGCAGCTTTATTGTACGGTCATTGGAACACATGATACCTTGGCTGATAGTATCATTTGCAGTTATTATCTGCGATTTGGCGTTTGGAGTTAGGAAGAGTTTATTAATGAATGAGGAAGTACGTTTCTCCGGAGCCATACGCCGTACTATGGGTAAAATGGTAACTTACTTTGCCTTTGTCTGCATGGTTGTGATGATAAACATTGCTTCCGGAGACAAGTGGAACATTGATATATATTCCTGTCTCTTTGTGTGCTTTATAGAATTTTGTTCTATTATAAGCAACATATTAAAGCCTAAAGGGTATGATTTCAGCATATTAAAGGCTTTGGGCATATTCTGCAAAAAGGTTTTTAATGTTGATAAGGAAGATGTTAGTGAGATAATAACGAAAGATAAGGAGGAAAATAAATGAGTTTAATTGACTTTGCTTTTATTGCACCATTTTCTTTTTATGTCATAATTTATACACTTTCGATAAAGGGAACCGGATATGTCGATAAATCCATAGAAAAATGAGTTGTATTTTAACATGATTTTTTTTTGCAAATATAGCAATAACCAAAAACGAGGAGGAAAAGAAATGAATATTAAAGACTACTTCGACATTCAGGAACTTGTATGCAGGCACGTGTACGAGAAGTTCGGTGATAACGCTTGGCAGTTCTTCGATAACCGCCTGTTGGAAACACTGCTTGTTATCAGGGAAAAACTTGGCAAGCCTATCTATGTGAATAATTGGCAGGTAGGCGGTAATGTGACACAACGAGGGTTAAGATGCAATGTCTGCCAGCTTGTTGCAGAAAAAACAAGGCTTGAGAAAGTGTACGTATCGGCACACATACAAGGTACGGGCATTGATTTCGATGTAAAGGACATGACGGATCTTGAGGTCCGCAACTGGATTAAGGCAAACCAAATACTTCTTCCGTATCCTGTCAGACTGGAGCAGGATGTTACGTGGGTGCATCTTGATATGCGTAATGACGGGACAAAGGGTAAAGTCGTGTATTTCAAAGGATAATGCCATGAAAGAACTAAGAAAGCTATTGTTTTGGGCGTCTGTTGGATTGCTGGCTATGCTGCTGGTGTTCGTGTTTGCTTCGTGCCGAACGAGGATGGTCTATGTGCCTATTGAAACAAAAGTGCTTGACAGTATAGTCTACCACGATACAACGTTTCAGGAGAAGCTAATACCTTATAAAGACAGCGTGTCTACCCGCGATACTGTGTCATTCCTGCATAACCCGTATGCTTATAGTTATGCGTCTTGGAATAAGGGGATATTGAACCACTCATTAGGCATCTATCCCCAATCTACGGTGACGGTTAAAATACCTTACTTCATTGAAAAGATAAGAAGAATTGAAGTGCCAAAGCCTTATCCTGTGGAAAGGAAACTATCATGGTGGGAACGGTTTAAAATCAATTACGGAGGTGCGAGCATGATGCTAAACATTGCATGTGTCGCATTGGCCGTTCTTTGGCTTGCCATAAGGATAAAAAATAAATAAGTGTAGAAGTTGGCTTTAGCTGACGCTCTTTCGGGGCTTAGAGTAGAAAGAAAGCCCCTATCTCTTGTCCTCTGTCTGCGAAACGAACACAAGAGACAACAATCACAATCCGAGTTGTTACGAGGCTTTCGAGTTTAATAACGCCGGGTTGTGATTTTTGTTTTTAATAATTACATGTTTTAAAGCAGAATAATATGAAAACAGGAGATTTGTATCAGATTATGATGTCTACGGTATGCAGGCATACAGGGGTTGGAGAATTGGAACTGATAGACAGTAAAAAAGAAGAATGCGTAGACGCGCGCTATCTTTTGGTGTACTTCCTATCGCAGTTTTTAACGGACGAGGAAATATCCCGTCAAACTAAGATACCCCGTCAGTCGGTAAACAGGATACGAAACCATTTCGATGTAAAAATAAACAAGTGGAGCGTAAAAAACTGCCTGCACGAAATTAGCTCCGAACTTGCCCATAACCCGCTCGTTTCTTCTATAATAGCACATTGATTCTGTCGTCCTTTGTCATGCAGCCTACATCGGGCTGCCTTGAAACAATAAATATTTTATGACTATGACAGCAGAAGATTTAATGGCAATGAAAGCCATGTCCGACGGAACCGACATGAGTTCCTACGAGCACTTCATGGTGGCTGAAAAAACAGCAAAGAGACCCAGCGGAACATCAATTGCAGCTATTACTATCGGTAGTGCAGCCTTGTTGACTGGCATCGGAGCTTGGATTTTCGGTGGCGTTTATGCCGCACAGGGAAGCAAAGCTAACCAAAGAGACATTGACCGACTGGCTCAACTGGCTATTGCAGAACGCGCAGAACGTGTAAATCAGCAACCTCGCATGATTGACTACGTAAATGTTCAGACAGGCGCTACGGCTAACGCTTTGGCGGGAGCAGGAGCAAGCGCATACGCACAGGCAGAAGCACAGATCGTGGCTGACCGTTTGACAGGTCGCTCACAGATGTGTCCGCAGCCCGTAGCATTGTACAGCGCACCGCAGCCTTGCGGATGTCCTTGCAACGGCTAATTGCATTTCGGTATCGGGGAAGGGCACACTAAGCCTTTCCCTTTTTACAAAAAACATTGCTACTTATGTTTTGGAGAAAGAAAAAATACAATATGGAAATGCTGAAAATGATAAAGCCTACCAGTAAGGTTGCACTGAAAATGCAAACTCTGATGATAGCCAAAGGAAACGTAGAGGAAGCGGAGAAGCTGTATGATTTTCTCGCTAAGGACATGGAAGAACTGCCTACGTTTGATATTGTTCCTCCCACAACCATGCAACAGGTGAGGGATACCGCCGGAACGATATTCGGCTGGGTGAAAGAAAATCAGAACGATATCATGCAAGGCATAGAGTTCTTGAAAAGCCTGAAAAAAGGAGGTGGAATGCCGCCTTCGGGTGCTGCTCCAGTATCACCGCCTCTGCCTCCGTTGTAATTAAAACAAATGCACTATGAAAGGATTTGAAATAAATTTTAAAGTATATGCCGATACGCAGGAAGAAGCGGATGCAGCCTCAAAGGCATTGCAGGACTTTGTAAACGAACATGCTGCCGAGGGAAGAGCGGTAACAGCACAAAAGCTGACAGAGTGCGTTCCTAAATGGAAAGACAACCTGTTTGTAAAAAATCAAATCATCAAATATTTTAAATAACAAAACAATATGAACGAATACATACAAGCCATTTACGAGATAGCAGTATCAAACAATAAGTTCCTGATAGCTACGGAACAACGGCTGATAAACATTGAAGCAAAACTCGATGTGCTGCTGGGTGTAGGAACGCCTGATTTTGTAAAAGAGATGAAGAGCCGGGTGCCGGCTCCAAAGAAATACCCTCAATCAGCAGAGGAACCCGTTGCTGAATAATATTAATAAAAAAACGATTCATTATGAGCTGTTGTAAAAACAAATCGGGACAAACCTCCGTATTGGAGCTTGTCCCCGTAGCCACAGGGACTACGACACCATCCCCAATAATGTATTACATTGACCTGATTCATTATCTGTGTCGTAACCGGAACATCTGTATCACCGCCCAATATCCTTTGAGCGGGACCATGAGGGCCGTTTTAAAGTCTATTGATTCTTTAGGCGGAAACCTTTATTCGCTGTCTATCCAATTGGTAGGTTCGGTAAGTTATCTGCCATACGTATGCGGATGTAACAATTGTGACGTATGCCCACAGACAGATACTGTGTTCACTTCAATTACCGTACCGTTCTATTCAACCACAGTACCTACATCGGCAACGCTTACCGTTACGCCTAATGTGCTGGTAAATCCTACCAACGTACAAGACTGCTGCACGAAAACAAATGCGGTGGAAATAGAGTTCGGCCTGACTGTCACAAGCCCTGCTCCTGCGCCTGCCGTAGCTGCATTGCTTGGTGAAGATGAAAGCTTAGCAAACGAAACCAAATCATCCAAAAACAAGTAGTGTATGATTGGGGATGCAATGATAATAACCGTTTCCGTATGCCTGTTCATCTATTTGGGGCTTTTCGATGCCATATCAGGCATTTTGAAAAGACTTGTTCCGGTAAACCCGGAGAAGATAGGACACTTATCGGAGAAGCTGAAATGCAGCAAGTGTATCAGCTTTTGGCTCACGCTGGCTTACAGCATTGCATGCGGAGGTCCGGTTATTCGTTGCATCCTTGTTTCTTTTCTGTGTGCCTTGGCCGCACTATGGATTGATTTGCTTTTGGCTTATATAAACAAAAAATACGATCGGTTATGGGAAGATTTGTAATTGTAAAACCAAAGCCCGCAAAGGCGGTTAAATGCCCGTCATGCGGAAAGAAATAACAATATGGGCAACAAGAAGATTATGAAGTATTGCATAGACAAATACCTCAACGAGTGTATAGGCAACTGCAAGGATGACGGTGTCAAGGCTCTTTTACTTTTACAAAAGGACATTGAAAAGAACAACGAACATCACCTTCGCCAGCAGGATTTACTGCTTCAAATAATCAGAAAGCAAAGCAAGCCCAATTTTTGGCGGGAGGTAGGGGCAAACCTTACCGGAGACGCTATTTTTGAGGTTTTGCTAAGAGGTGCAAGCAGGATATTCAGATAAGAAACATACTACTTAATTAAAAGAAAGGGAAAAGATTATGACTATTTATGAATTGATAGAAAAGTACGGCAAAGGCAAGGGTGAAGCTGTAATGATAGAGAGCACCCGCATCCTTTCGGATGTGCTGGAGCCGATGAAAGAGAAAGAGCCTAAAAAGTATTGGCTGGCGTTGAGAAAGCTGTACGGTGCCATGAGCGGATGCCATTACAATGAAGAGTTTGCCATGCACGATGTTGCCGATATGGAATACACAGACAAGGAAGGCAACGAACACAAGGGTGGATATTGGACGGTAGATCAGATAGAGGAAGCCACCAAGAACAAGAATTTCCCGTCAGGATGTACCCGCTGGGATAAATACGTAGCCTTTAATGCTTTTTGGGCCGATCTGTGCAAGGTTTTGGATGGAGAGGATATTATCGAAGCGGCGTATGCCTTTTGGTTTGACGATGAAGATTGGATGCCGGGAGATAATAAAATATGGTCTTATATGTGCCTAAAATATAGCTATGAATGAACAATTAGACATATTAATTAAGCAGTCGGAAGACTTACCGCACTGGATGTTCTGCCGACTGCTTGCTATGATGCAATGGAACGTGCTCTAAAGATAGCCGAGGACGTTATTTGCAATGCTATACCGCTTATTGTTGCGGTAAAGCTGGCTATGCTATTAACCCTGTGTCTTTAATTCTTTCACATCCTCCAGTGCCCTATACAGTATGTATATGGTACTCATATTGTTTTTAAACAAATCTGTGCTCCCTTCATCTACATATTGCGCGTAATCAAACGCCAGTTCTACAAGTTCCTTTCTAAGCTCTTCAGGAGCTATAATGTCTCTAAAAAATTCGCCCATTGCGCTGACGTCATATTGCTTTTTAGCAGGTATTGTATTTCTTTCCATGATGAATATTTGTTTTAGGTTTTAAGCGGGCAGGCTGATTTACAGTGGGGGTCGGTAAAACGCAGACCCCCTTCTTGTATAACCTATTGCCTTTTTCTGATTTTCAATAAGCTATATTATTAGTTAGTTTCTCCTATGAAATGAAACCCTAATACGGCCAATAACTCATCAAACTTACTTTCGTACCATAATGGTTGAGTGCCTTTCGGATTGTTCGGGTTTACTTGGTTTTCTCCAAAAGAAAGACCTTTCTCTGTGATTGACTTGAATTTCTTCTTTTGCCCGTATGATGATTTTCTTTCCAGTTCGCACAGGTAACCTTTTTCCATTGCTACCGTATTAAATTCACGTGCGGATATTTGAGTTTTCCGTTCTTTCAATAGGTCGGTTGCTGATTTTAATATTCCTTTTGACGGGGTGTAGTCGGGAAGTGGCAAGTTTAATGGTTCTGCTACTTTTCCAAGCAATGCCAACTTTGAAGCATCATTAAGATTTAGCATTTCGCTCACACCTTTTATCCATTCAAGGCTGACACGAATTTTTGTTGTTAGAGTTGGTTCACGCTTGATTTTAGATTGATAAATCATTGGCTTAGCTTTTCCTGTTTCCAACGCGTCCCAACGAAGGACTAACTTCGCTCTTGTCGCATCTTCAAACTTAGAAGCTATATACATACATTCTTTGTAATCCAATTCGTAACATGGCTGCTGTCTGTTCCATTGGTCAACATAAGAGGTCAGCGCAAAATTGCGCCCACCTTCTTTCACCCATGCTGGTTCCATATCACGAATGGAGCGCATAACATCTTTGTGGTTTCTACCTGCGAGCTCTGCAATTTCAAGCGAGCTCATTGTTTTCTTGTTTAAATTTAATTCATTTGCCATTTTTGTAACGTTTTATGGCATTGCAGAAAAGAAGACGGTCTGCAATTAACCCGTCGTTACACATACCTTAGTGGCAGTTGGGAAGCTGTTAACTTTCCTCACAGGTTTGCAGACCGTTGTATTATATATACAGCGTACTTACAAGCATAAAAAATGCCTGCACAAAGCAGACAACCGCCTGCCACTAAATATGTGTAACGCTGCAAATATACGCCCTTTTTCTATAACGCCAAATAAAAAACTTAATATTTTACTTTAACCGTATGATTTCTACCCCATACCATCGCATTATACAGCGAGGCGGCATATAGTTTAATCTCTTCGTTGCTTTCCAAGAACTCCACCTTTAGCGCTTCTTTCATTGCGGTGGTATAAAGATTTTGGTCTAATGTATTATCTTCCATTGCTTTTGTTTACTGTTAATAATTCGTTCAATCTCTCGAATATCTTCTCTCTTTCTTCGTATGTGGCTTTTCTTGTTTCGTAAAAAGAACCAAACAAAGAAATGTTTTCTCTTCCCGAACTGGCTATATATGTATGATATTTATCAAAATTATACACCAAGTAATCGCCTTTGTCGAACGAATCAACAACAATAGGGTTAAGCCCGGCAACATTGTTCATCAGCTTCTCAACTTCATCGCGGTTCAAGAAGCATTCTACCCACTGCTCGTTATATCGGTTGATTATATGGCCGTCATAGGTAACGGCCACCTCGTATGTATCTTCCCCGTCTGAATGAAACAGCTGTCCTAAAAGCACACTGACGCCATAACCATTCTCAAACTCAACCACTCCCTGCATGTACTTATCAACATCTTTCATCAATTTCAGCTTTTTGATAAAATTTACCTCTTCCTCTGTAAAGTAAGGCTTAAACTCTATATCAGAGAAACTGTATTTCCTTTTAACATCTTTCATAATTACAAGTTTAATTATCTGCATTTCACTTTTGTAAGCCCGTATTTGGCTAATCTTAGATACACCGTCCTGACGCTCACATTCAATATTTCGGCCATTCTGCGGGGAGCTATGCCGTCCTCTTTGTACATTTTTGTAATGTTCTCCTGCGAAAGAGGGTCAACAAATACTTTCCGGGGTTCGGCTATCCCCATTCGTTTACGCGCCACTGCTGCATACGCTTCGTTTTGCTTATCCCTTGTTACGTAGATAACGGTAGTATTGCTAAGGCGAAGAGGAACCAAGTTCTTTTCAAGCTGTTTGCGCTCCTCTATCAGGTGTTCCGCATCTCCGTTGACTGTCGTGTCTACCTTCTTGTATTGTTCAGGCAGACGGGCGTGTCTGTCTCTTAGTTTCTTTTCGGTTGCTCTCATTGTCTCAATATATTATTCCAATTCTATGATACCATTTGTCCGCATGGCTGAACCATCCAAGCATGAACGGTTTGCCGAAAATGGTTGCTTTGTAGAGTTTACTCATGTGTTAATTTGACTATTAAAATCGTTAATAAAGTTCCTTACTTGTAGGCTAAAACCTATATTTGTACCGCATTTGATTTGGAGCATTAACACCTCCAACCCGACGAACTGTCATTCGTCACCTTTCTTGTCCGTTCTCATTGAGAAAAGACATTTAAGCCCAATGTCCTGTAACTTTGGGCTTTTTTAGTTGCACTTGACAGGGTGCAGCTTAAAGCTTGCTAATACAGGTTAGTAGGCAAAACGGAGAGGAGGTGTTATTGTGAAAAATCAAATGCAAAACGAAAACGGCAAAACTCGTATTTTCTGTCGGTATATCATAAGGAACGGTAAGCGGATATATCCAAAACATTCCAAATACTTTTCTTTCTTGGTAGATAGTAAGAAAGTGGCGTAATGCTGTTTTAAGGGGATGTACAGGCATCCCTTTTTTTACTCATGGTTTATCACATCTTACATATCTAACTCCTAATATATTCAACGTCCCTCGGCAATGAGGACAAATGTTTTTGCAGTAATAAGACCCTATTACCACTGCCGGATCTTTAACTGGTGCAAAAGTGCACAAATGAGACAGACTCGTATCTACCTTTTTATATCTTCTTAATTTACTCATAATTCTATATGTAAATGATAAGTATTAATAATAGCAAACAAGTAAATAGCCACAGTAATAATACAGTCTATACATATGGCCCAACTACCGAGGCGGTAGAATCTTGATAAAGACAAAGCCATCACCGCCAAAAATAAAACCCATTGACTTGTCATTAGTCCTGCCATTAATGTCATCCACTCAAAAAGATCCAAAACGCTCATTAAAAGAAGCATGGGGTGCTTTTTAAAATATGTATTCTTATCTTCTTTGGGAGAATGTATATATTCGTATGTACGAGAATAAACCCTCTTACAGTTTAAGGCTTTCATAATTTCGTATAAAGCCAAAAGTCCTACAAATAAAAAGAATAAATGCTTCATTGCTTTTCTCCTTTCAACAATTCAGGGGTGTCGTAAATATTACCTACAATCTCAAAATCAAATATAGGATTAGAAAATCTCATATCACCGAAGAACGCAGCTAAATGGTAATCCAAAAAGATAAATTCTCCATCCTCAAATTTAACCTCACCTATTTCTTCTTTTCCTAGCTCTCCCTTCAAGTCTTGTATGGAAAATTCTTGCAGCTCGTTGATTATATAAAAACAATCGCTTATACCAATATTGTCGTATAATGTAACTTTTATTATATCACCCTCATATATTTCCTTTCCTCCCTTATCTCGTAATCCCGTGAACTGCCCGATAGTATCTTCGTTTACGCACTCATTAAACAAATCCATGCCAAGTGCGTGCAGTTCGGCATATACCCATTTGCCATTGTTGGTACTTTTCCCTCTGAATTTTATTTCACGTTTCATAATCAATATCTTTTTCCGTGTTTGTTTTCTCTCAATTCATTATATCTCATCTTCTGATTGATATGCCATATAAGGTCTATGTCCAAATGTTTAGCAAGCCCGAAAATAGCCAATAGCATGCTGTTTAATTGCCCTCCTAATAGATAGCCGTACTCATACTCATATCTGATGGGAATTGTGGATATAGCGTATATACTTTCTGTAAAGGTCTCATCATTGCAACTTTCCTCTGCATCGTACAACATTTCTTCCGTAAAGTCCTCAATGTCTATCTTACGCAATCCGCACAAATCAAGCAGGCGGATAACGGCATCGGTAAGCTCATCAGGAACTGTATCTTTGACGTGTCTTTCAAACGAGCACTTAAATCGTTTTTCTTCTTCCACTAATGCGGAATAACGGTTAAACTCACGCTCAAAAGTCAATATACCTTTGAAGTATTTCCCTTTTCTATCTGCTTCCACTGCTTCCATAAGCTCGGATATGACAAGACAGAGGCAATGTTCGTTACTCAATTCTTCATCATGAAAACCATGTTCACAGGCGGTTTTATAGGCGCGATCGCGCAATTTATTTAAATTCATGTTTACTATTTTTAAAGTTTCTCATGTATTCACAATCTTCATCACATTCTCCAGACTTTAATGCGCAACTGGGTATATATTCTCCAAACTTATACTCAAAGTTATAACACAGCTTTTTGTATTCTTCCCGTCTGGCTTTGCTCATATTAGCTTTCATCTTAGCCTTGATTTGTTCCGACAAAACATCTTGTGCTGCTTTATCGAAAGTTATACATTTGATTTTTTCCATATCAATTATCTATTAATTTATTACTCAGCCAATTAAGCATTACAAACCATTCGTGATTGTCGCCTTCGACTATAAACATCATAGTATCATAGATAGCATTTATAGTACATATAGGCATAAACAATATTATAAATATAAAGCGTTTTAGTGCATTCATTTAGATTAATCTGTTATTTCTTTATCAATTAATATTCCGTTTCTCTTATCGTAATTCCTCATGCGAGGACATTTACCGTCACATTTCATATTCACATGCACATTGTTTGCTATGCCTGATATGGACGATTTTTTGTAACACTGCCCGCTGTAATGGCTGTAATGTTTGCAGCGTTCCCGGTATTCGTTTCTATTCATAATTATTGCATACAAATTGTTTAAAAGGATAAAAGCGATGATATACACACCTTACAAATAGATCGTAAAACGCTTCCTTTGAATACTTGCAATTAATACAACATTTATTCATAGTGCCTATATTTAATCCTATCTTATCCATAATCATATAAGTTTTAATGCTTCAAAAATCCCGGCTTCGAGTGCTTCTTCGTAGGCGTCCCACTTCCCACCATCATTAGGACCTTTGGAACCATCGGCTTTCATCCATGTGCCGTTATTGGCTTTTACAATGATATATCCATAACCACAAGCATTACGGTATATTTCAATATGCAGGTTCTTGACTTCACGTAGCCACTTTTGAGCAAGAGATTGTGTAGGCTGAGAAAAGCATCGTTTTGGTAAATCACCGTTTGACATATTGTTAATATCAACAACATTTCTACACTCATTAAATCCTTTCTTTATCAGCATCTTCGCTGTCTCTAATGCTACAAGTTCTTCGGCCATAGTTATTGTTTTTTCAAATTAATAATCTTCGTTTCGTAATTATCAAGACCACTCACATTAGTACTGATAACTACTATGCTATCATTGATGTAAGTAATGCAGCCTGAACGTGTATGATGTGTTATTGGGTATTTTGCAGGAATGTCGCAACTGTGCAGTGCGACTATCGCTAAAAGAATAATTATCTTTTTCATATTTTAAAATGTTCAATCAGTTCGTTTACGGTAGCCTTGTGATAATGAGATAAATCAAAGTCGTTTGGCATCCCAAAGAAATCCATTCCAGGCAAATTACCGTCAGAGCCATCCCGATACATACCCCAATCTCCCTTGCCGTTGGTAAACCATTGATTGTCATCTGTATCATCTCTTAATGCGGCGATAGCTAAGAAAAACTCTTCATTGGTTCCGCAATCAATACTATTAGATTCTTTAGGATGTGAAATATTACTGAAGAACTCGACACTATACAGACCGCATTCAGGTTTGGTGAAGATACATAGGTCCTCGTTGAGTTCACATCCGAACAATCTATACCCCAACCCGTTCAACTTATCCATAAGTTTGTATGTGCTCTTTCTTATAAAACATTGCGTTGTAAATCCCATATTAATCCTCCTCTTACTATTTAACCGAAATACATAACTTTCTTTCCAATACACACCTTGAATCGAGAAATGTTCTCTGGGTATTGTCTAATATAACCGTTTGTGAATGCACCTGTACGCCTGTGATACCTTACACAAGCGTTTTCAGGTGATTTAGCCAATACTTCTTTCTCGTCTCTGAAATCAAATAATAAATGGTCTCTGTACGATACCTTATACCACTTCACTTGCTGCCTTAGTTTTCTAAAATACTTTGCTTTCATAGTTACTTCTCCTTTTCTATCTTTACTCCATTACGGTATATACACCCATTTTCGGGTTGGCATTTAGCGGGAAACACAATATTTACTTTTCCACGGTTGATGAATACTTGACAGCCAAGTATATCACATGGTCGTTCTTCTACGATAGGGTTGCATACATTTTTATAAAGTGAACATTCTTTACAGGAAAATATCATTCTATTTAAACCTTCATGCAGCACTCCGTCTATTATTATTCCGTTCTTTACTTCCATAATTAAAACGTCAAGATTATGTTTGTTTTTATTCTTACAGGCAAAGCCGATAACGTAGACTTTTCACTTTCCCTGCGTATATAAATCATATTATTGACTTCTAAACCTATTTCAGCTTCAAGTTTTTCCAAAATATGAGCTATCTCCATTTCAGCTTTCGATTTCTTGTTTTTTACTTCTTCTATATCCATGGTTATTCCCCTTTCAGTTTTTTTATCATATTATCAGCACAATCAAGCGCTATAATTATCGGTGCTTCACGTTTAGAATATGTGCCGCAAAAAGCAGGGTTGCTTAGAACTCCTTGCATTGCAGCCTTTGCCAGTTCATAACGCCTCTGTTCCCAATCAATGATTTCATCATCTTTCAAAACCTCAACTAAACTATTATGAATAATCGGGTCCGTAGAACCAATCTTGGCATAGAAACGACATTCAACATCAATTATTTCTCCAGTTTCTTTTATTCTCGCTTTCATTGTTTACCCTCCTTTAAAATATATCCATTTTCAATACACCAACACAGCATATTATATGCGTTTTCCAATATATCCACATTGTTTTTATAATCTAAATCGTCAAACGTATAATTTACGTATCTATAACATATACAAGGCGGAAGTATTTGCAGTTGATATTCTTCATCATTGTATGTAATATAACTCGGCAGCTTGTCAAGAATGTCCTGCAAGGTGTAAGTGGGAATTGATTCATATGACATAAAACCACAAACTTGGAATTCTTTCTGCAAACTCAAAAACCATTTACCTTTGGATTTATCATCAACACGACTTCCATGCGATACTCTTGCCCAATACATACTTGCATCACTTGTATTCAAGCCAAGCTCCCTCAGGTGTTTCATCTGATCTATTGATAATACTTGTTTTGATTTCATATCTAATCTCCTTTTTAAACGCTTTTGCATAAAGCATTAAATTTGAATTTATCACAGTTTATAGTATCTCTGTTAAATCTGTCAGTGCATTTATAATAATGCTTACAGTTGTAACAAACCCTTTCAATCTTTTGCTTTTTCTTTACTTTAGGATATTTCATTTATCATTCCTTTCTCCTTATCAAATTCGGATAGTTCCTGCTCACAGAACTTAAATTGTTCCAAAGCATAATCTCTACGATAAGTAAGTATATCACGAATTGTATAGTCCGTATAGAATCGACCTATAACATTGTTAATATAAAATCTTACCGGTTGCTCACAACAATTCAATAGAATTACATAATTAGGGTTTCGTGGGTGGAGACATAGAAATTTATAATCATTCACCTCACCATTTAAACATTCTATTAATCGTTCATCTGTCTTTAGTTTCCTAATGTCTTCAGTGTTTAATATAGGTTTCATATCAATCTCCTTTCTGTTTAATCCGTTCCAGTACATCCTTGTTGGCTTCGAGTATCTCATCGAAAGAGGAGATGCCCTTCTGCTGTTTTTGTTGTATGTTCCATACGTTATTTTTTAATTTTTCTTCAAACTCAGCAATAATACAATCCGCATCACCGCCATGTACCCAATTCTCCAATACGGAAGAGAGAATTTCGATTGCTTGCTTTGACTGCCATTCGGCACCAGCCTTAAAACCCCTCGTCAGTCCATTGTCATAATCGACCACATTTTTTACCTTAAAAGGCAGTTTATCTAAATTATTGGATTCATAATTGGCAAAGTTCATTGCCGCTTCTTCTATTGTCTGTTTCATTTCTTTTTGTTTTACCCAAATTTTGAAAGGAGCACATCCTAATGAAAGGTTGAGTGTCAAATTCTAACTTGTCATTATAACTGTTGGATATGCTCCTTTTTGTTGTTACTTTTGTTTCGTCAAATTCTAAAAATTATAACTTATGAAAGAGTTTATAAAAACATCAATCTACTGCCCTGAAGAAGTAATTGGTCTAACTATCTCAATCTGCAAACAGCTTAACATTCCATGCAGAGGAAAACAAGATGCAGGGAACTTTATTTTTCAAAGAGATCTAATAAACAGCTTTTCAGGAAAATACAAGATAAATGCTTCCGTAGGAAATAATTGTTTTTATTATTCTAAAAGTCTAAACCTGATTGCGGAGTCTCTCGTTTCTCGTAATATCCTGAACGAAGACGCTCTTCGACAAGACTTGGAGGAATTTTGTTTAGCAAATCCGCCACTGCACCTTTAGGAAAATACATGTGAAATCCCCTGAGTGAAAACACATTTTTTTCTATAAATAAGTTTGCGCCCACCACATTATTGTTTAACACTCTCTCCAAGCGTGCAAGGAACTTTTTATCCCTGAACGTTTGATACTTCTGTAATAGTTTTTTAATCATAATATATTATTGTTAGTTTAATTTATTCGTACATATTTACCTGCTATATCACACGTCCTTAGCACTTCTGCATTTTCTTCTCCAAAAGCAATGAGGATACTGCCACATCCAGGCGAATCTCCGCGAGTTCCATCAGGACGAAAAAATTTTATTCTATTTCTTAAAAACTTCATCGCCGTAGCTCTTTCAAAAATTATGTCTTGAAATTTATTGCTATCACATCTATTAAATAGCAAGGCTATACCGTTACCATGCTCCGATAATCTCTCTAAGAATTGCCACATCAGAGGCTTTGAGTAGGGAGGATTAAGCCAAACTCTTCCAAACCATTCTTGACGCAACCCGTCATTGTCCTTGTTGTACATTACATCTGCGGTTTTCCATAACGGGTGAACCGGAGCGCATGGGTCTAAATCAAACTTCCCCAATGCGTCTATTATTTCTTTTGGCGTGTACCACTCATCGGTAGGTTTAGCTGAACGTTCAAATTGTGTATTCATTGTTTTTATTTTCAAAACCACTCCTCATGCTCTCCAACTTCTATCGAAAGCCAGTCCATGAGAAATATTATTGCGTTATAGATTAGTTTCATTTATTCTCCTCCTTAGCCTTAACCTTGCGTATTAGCGAACGGGCCTTGTTCCTAACAAGCTCCGTAATATCATCCGCGCTGTCTGCAAATGAACACTGATAGACATTGTCCGTACACTCCGACATGAACTGTACATGGGCCTTAGCCTCTTTGCCTACCTGCATTATCTTATCGTACATCTCCAATCGGTAATCAGGATGATATTTCTTAAGAACTTGGTTAAAGTCCATTGTAAACGTTTCTATCATGTCACAGATTAGAATAATCGCATTGGTGCAAGTATTGATATACTCCCTGTCTTCGGGCGACATATCCGACATGAGGCTCTGCATATTCTCCGTTTCACCTTCGTAGCTGTCAAGATATTCACGTATTACCCGATCCTCTATCTTTTGCATTTTTTCCTTTAGCAAAACAGCCTTGGCATATTGCCTGTTGATTATATACTGGGAGTGCTTGTTCTTTAGAGCGATCATTTGGCTGTCCTCCCTAATTGCTCTCCTCATTCTCTCTAAGACATCTTCGGGTAAGTCGTTTATAGTTAGTTTTTCCATTATTATGTTATATTTTTATCAATTACAATAATATCCGCTACACAGCAACATTCTCCGTCTATCCTCCATGAAGAATAAACCGGATATCTTCTGTTGAACAACGGACATCGCCTGCATCGGGAAAGTGTTCTTTTGTTTTCGATTCTCCCGGTGCAGAGAATTGGGTATCCCTGAATATTCATTGCTTTTTTCTTATCTGTAAAAATCCGCGCTTCTCACATTCACGTAGCAACTCCATATCTTCGTCCTTTATATCACATGGTGTTTCATGGTTGATGCTCATATAGTCTGATATTCCAAATTTTCGGCATATATCGTGATAGAAACGTTTGTTTCTGCCTCTTGCGGTCCAGCATACTGTTAGCTTCATAACTTTTTATCAAACTTGTGCAACCTGTTATACTTGTAATTTCCTATCTCAAATCTATTCTCAAAGAATATGTTGTTTATCTCGCACATCTTCATGTAATCGGCATTGGCATACAAATCTCCTCCGGCTATTCTTGCAAGAAGTATTTCCTTATATTCTTCGCGAGATATGTTTTCGGACGTATCATGCTCGGTACTTACATCATTGAAAGAATGTATTATCTCGTCACGTTCTTTATCGTAGGTAGCAAACCAGTTCATTATTACAGAACCGTCAATGCGTCCGTAAAACTTACCGTATGCCGAATTTTCACGTGCGCGTTTAAAGCAAAGACATACATCTTCAATACGGAAATAGTAGTATTTCTCAAGAATAGAGTTAACGACGGAAGCGACTTGATAATCATTCATGTCTTCCCTCGTTCTTCCATAAAACAAAAGTGTTCCTTCGATAAATTTTACAAGGACGGCCTTTATGCAATCCGCATTAACGGATTTCCATTGTGACAGATGGATTGGCGGAGAATTAATCGCTTGTTTAATGGTTGTTATCTCGCTACTGATGTTCTTGCAGATAGCTATCAGCTGCTTGGAAGATAGAACCGCTATTTCCTTGCTTGTTAGTGTAATTTCTGTTCCCATTATTTCTAAAGCTATTATTACTCCAGCGCGCTAATCTCTTACTAACCTCAAATGTCTTTTCTTTCTCAAACCTCATTTTCCGTCCCCCGCACTCAGTCCAGTATTCATAAAATTCAATCAGCATATAATCAGGATATTGACCTTGATAAAGAAGTACTTCAGCCTTAAACTTCTCCTTTCTTTCATCTATATTCTTTAATCCTGCAATTTTATGATTATAGCTAAGCCCTGCTAAGAAAGCTTCCTCTAAAGACTTATCTTTATTATTGCATGCCCATTCATGGGCTATTCTATTTATTTCCATATAAACATTTTTTATACTCATCTATATCTTCAAATGGTTCATCGAGATTTTTATTATTTTTTCTTTAAAGCAAAATAGAGTAGCGCAAGCCCGTTCCATATAACATGAGCAAGCGGATGAAGCCCGCTTTCCTCGTCTTTCGTTTCTCCTTTTCGGTATGCACATAAGTGACGCATGAGCGCAGAATAATATCTGTTTTCCGCATCAGGAAGATTCTGCCAGCTATTAGGCGCGTACTTCTTTGCTCCGAAGTGATATACCTTCACCACCTCTTCTATCAAGTCCAGCGGAAGCAAGTCCCAGCGCAACTTATCGTCTTTAAAGTCGTTTTTTATTGATTCTTCCATTGTTATATATCCTTTAATTTAGTAAATCCTATAATTCAACTTCCTCGATTATAAACTCTATCCTCGGATTAAGTTTGTCAACCAGTTTTCGCGCATGTATTTCTACACATTGGCGGTCATTCTCTATTGCTTTACACGATTGAAGACAATCAAGTAAAATTTTAAAAGCATTGTCAAGATCAGGACGCAAGTTTTCGTGGTACACGTCTACGTTTATCTTGAAGAACCCTTTTATTTTTTTGTCTCGAATGCCGCATTGTACATAAAAAGTTTTTTCGTACTCTTTAAGAACTTTCTGCTTAGCCAAAGAACCATGACCGTACAATGTAACAATCTTGTAACAATTGGATTTACTCGGTATTTTCCCCCTTATTATCTGTTTATCATATATCATACATATTTTATTTTCAATTCAACACTCACAGGTTTGTCTTTCATCGTAGAGAAAGCATCAAGCAGCTTATCCTTGATTGTTTCCAAAGGTTTTGTTAGGATGTGGCTCTCTATTACTGTAAGCGGTAACTTTTTCCCGCTGTGTGTAATGAGAGTCATAGAGGTAATTACGTAGGGTTTCATGTTTTATAAAATTTCTTTGCCTGTCTTGCAATCTTTTTATTTAGCTTACTTAGCATCTCATACTGCTTGCTGTCACCTCCTGCATTATGAATGTCACGCTTTCGGTCTATCACAAGTTTCTGAACAATTGCAATTTCGGTTTTGGTTAATGTAAGTCTCATGGTAAATATATTTAGAGGAGAAGCCCCGAATCGAACAGGGCACGCTGTTTTGATGGAATTATTGAAACTGAATATAAACTAACCTTAAATAATCATGGCAAATCACACTATGTCATTCCAATACGTACAGCGCTACCATATTCTCCGTTTTCTCGCCAGTTCCCGTATACAGTGCCATTGGCGTAATCCTGATTGGGCTTGACGAGGAAGTGATTCTTATACAAAGGAAGACCAATCTGATTTCTCCGATTTTATATCCGTTCTGAGTAATGAGTTTTGCGAGGTCTTCAATAAGTATGTTCGTACTACTTACCTTTACGCTTTCTGTAAATATTACAGCTGGGCGTTGAGCTTCGTTCTGTTCTTTTAGATACAAGTTCTCCGTCTCTATCCTTTGTTTCTCCTCGCGTTCGCTCTTTAACTGCGTGGCAAGGCTGATAACAAGATCGGGGTTGTTTATCATCTGCTCCAAAGTTGGCTGCGTGGCGGTCATACCGTATTTAAGAAGCTCATCTACTCTCATATCCACCCACACCGCTAAATCGGAATTTAGTTTTTGTGCAACACGAATAGCGACAAGACGGTGAGCCCAAGTACCAGGATTATCTCCGCCTCTCTTAACTATCAGTAAATCAGCCAAACTAAAATTTTTTAGTTTGGAAAGTGATGTGCAATAATCGCTGATTTCCTGCGAGTTAACAATTGTGGATAAATTCTTATCGGGATAGGCTTTCGCCATAGCCGTAAGATTTACCATAACATCACTCCCTTTCTCAAAGGGAATTACATTTCCGTTGTAATCGAATTTAATAATTGAAGTGTTCATAATATTTAATTTCTTAGATTTTACTCAATAGAAAAGTTTCTCTCCCTTTTTGCGGAAAGTGAGGTAGCCCGCATATAGGCTACCAAGCACGATAAGTATTTCAATCATGGCGTTATGGTTTTATTATTCCGGTCCGTCTGTATTCATCCCACTTGTCGTACTGCTTCGTCTTGACAAGGTAGTGGAAGCAAGCGCACTTTAGTTCTATTTCCCTGCGTTCGCTCCACCTTGCCCATTTGAGCATTTCTTTCGTTTGTTCCAGTTCCTTTTCAAGCATTGCGATTTTCCGTTTGTCGGCTGCGCTTGACTTGGCAACCTTCGGGGCAATCTCGTTCACCTTGTGAAAGACTTCACGATACACATCAAATACAGGACGAACCTTGCGAGCAATAAAGAACTCCATGCAGGGTAGGGAGAGGTGGCAATCGTATTTTACTCCGTTTACTAAATTGTTGGTATTTACGACCTTATTCTTTTGCATAAGGTAAAAATCAACACCTTCAATAAATGATTTTTTAAGTTCAACAAAGGCGTTTCTTTTGGTGGTATAAGCAAGTGCCCACACCGCATCAAGATTTACCGGAAATTCTTCTTTTGATTTTGATAATTCAAGTACCGCCATGAAGTAGCGTTTGATTTCGCTTGTGGTACTTAGTAGAGATAATGATACAGTTGTCGCACTGTTAGGCGCAAAGAGGGGCATACTATTGTTCTGCTCAACTCTGATTTCATTGTTCGTTGGCATTTTCACGCTGAAATTTGAGTTTTGTATAAAAAGAAAGCCGTTAGACTTCCCATTCGCGCCAACGAACAAAACAGCAATCATTACGATTAGCAGTTTCGTGAGGGAAACTAACGGCTTATATCTTTGAGGTATATATGCCTACTTTAGGGTATAAAAAATACCGCTAAAAGCAATGATTTTATGTCTGTTCGTTGGCATGAACACCGCAAAGATACTAACTCAAATCAAAACGCCAAAGGAAAACGCAAGAAAAAAGCGGTGAAACCAAAATTCCACCGCCTTAGTTTCCTCAAAAGAGGAGATGTAAACAAATGATATATCAAAGCCTTACGGCTGCCAGTTCTTTACCAGCTTTATGTATAGCACTTTCGATCTTGTTTTTTTGACTTTCAGAAGCAAAAGCTATTCTTTGTTTGTATTGCCGCATTAGCGATGGATTAATACCCGCATACTTGGCAAAAGTAGATACGCTTATAAACTTGAAATTCTCAAAAAAAGACGCTATATCATACTTGTATTCAAAGTTTATATCAACCAATGATTTAGGAACGTCTTTGCCTTGTTCTTTAAACATGGTAACATAATCTTCGACACATTCATGTAGCGCACATTTTGCTTCATCTACACTTTTTCCTTGACCGCTCAAGCTGAAACCGTCAAATTCGGGGACATATACACTGATTGTCTTGTCGTCCCACATTTCAATTACCGCTGTTACTTTCATAATTGCAATAGAATGAATATTTGTTTAGGGCAAACAAATGTGCGGGTCATTTAAGACCCGCATCTTTCATCATGCTGTTAAGGGTTCCGCCTTTTATCTCTTGAGAGCCATGCCGGCCGACACGAAAATACTTTCCAGTTTTTGGACTGTACCAAACATCGTGTTCTTTCCCATGACTAACAAACTGGCATCCTATCTTCGCAGCCTTTTTCAAGAACTCTGATACTTTCATGATAATCAAAGACCATTTGTTTACGGCACAAAGATAACATATTTGTTATAATAAACAATGGCGTTCAATAGTGATTTATAACATATTTGTTATTTATTAACCGCTTTTTAAAAAGCTATTTGTTTTCATACATTTAGAAATTAAAAGGGGAGTCCGTCATCTTCTTCAGCTTGTATTACAGGCGCTTCCACCGTAGCAGCCGCATTGCTTGAACCCTCAAACTCGTAAGGCTTGAAGTCTCCAAGATAAACCTTTGATTTGGCCTCTGCCTCCGTCTTGTTCGCGTCCCTGTATTGCTTTGATAAAGACTGCTTGCAATAATGCGTCTTCCCAAACTGGCTCGGTTCTCTTCGTTCATTAACATTAAGGCCAAGATATACGGACTTCGCTTTCAGATTTTCGTCCATGCTTACATACAAGTCATTTTCCTCAATGGGAATAATAACACACTTTTTGTTTTTGATTGTTGCTATGCCTGTTTTTTCAAGCTTTAGCAAATCTATGCTTCCGGTTAAATTCATTTTTTGTTAAGTATTTGATTAATAATTTCATTTGCAGCAGTTATCCGCTTCTCAAATTCGGCTATTACAGCTTCATCCCTCGTTATCTCTACAATGTGAATGTTATGTTTCAAGAACGGGCAGAAAACGACAAAATCGGCTTTGTCCAAACCTGTACAGGACATCTCCGCTTGTGTTTGGTAGAAGTATATAGGATTTACTGATTTAAGTGTATCGTTATCCTTGATCTCGTTCATATACTCCATGAACTTTTTAGGAGTTGGGCATTTCACCTCTACCACTTTTCTTAAAGCATCTTTAATTGCTATCCGGTCAGGTGAAGCGGAAAAGTAAGGTATTGTAGGATGCTGTATGCTTTCGCACTCTTCAAGTTCGCATCCTGTGACAAGTTGGTAACGTTCTGCCGCGAAGTCCTCGACCTCATGTCCCCAATCAGTATATTTATTACTGAAGCTTACTTGCTGCTGGTATATCTCGAAGTAGTAATCGTCTTCAATGTATTTCTGCAACAAATCTCTCTCTGCGCACACTTCATATATATAGGAAAGGGCTGTCTTTCCGAACATCTCTCCTTTCTTCCCGCTTGTCATAAGGTCTCCAATGCGACTTCCCGTAAAAAAACCAATTCGAGACTTCAACCATTCACTTGAATTTTGTTCTATCATTGCGCTGGCTGGTTAAAGATTTCACCCGTTGTTTCATCTACAACTTCCGCTTCTTCCAATGCTTCTTTCATGGCATTTCGCCTGACATCCGCATTCGTTGGATTATCCTCGTATGAAACCTCCGCTTCATCAATATTCTTTTCAACCAAATCGTCTTTTACCACTGCTTGATCGAAAGTTTGTGCGCGCTGCATGTCAATGCTTAAAATGCCGTATTTGGAGATAAGCATTTTCAAGACCGTTTTCTTACTCATTGAATCGAAGTCCGTAGCCCAAAGTCCTCCACCTTTTTTATAAGTCTGTGAGAACTTTTTCCCATGCTTTTCACATTCTTCCCGGCTCATGTACATGTACTTTTCAAAGCCGTTTGTGAGGGAGAAGTACGCCATGTAACCGACAATCTTATCCGATTTCCTTTCCCCGAACGTATATTCTCCAGTGAAGCGGTTTTCGCTCTTGATTTCTCCCTCATATACCTCTGTAACGTTAATGGTTTTGTACTGACCCGATCTCATAGCCAGCTGAGTCATACCCTTGTATCCGATTTGGAAACTCGCCTGATTACCATAAGGTATGATATAAGCAAACCCTAAATTGGGGTTTATCGGCAAGTCCAATGTAGCTGCTATAACCGCAGCGTTCATAATAGATTGCGGCTCCGCCTTTTGAAGCAATGTATTGCTATTGGCAACCGCTACGATTGAACTGATAAAACCGGGAGCTTTCTTTCCTAAAATCTCTTTAAAACGCGACTTCACGTTTTCATTCGCAAGCATTGATTTAAGCTGCGGGACTGTCGTTACTGTACCCATTATTTCTATATTTATTAGTTTAACAATATCTTGATAACCCCTGACTGACACAAAGGCTCATTCTTTCTTCTTCAAGCTCATCAGGTGTGTAATCGTATTGACTACATTCTATCTCTGTGCGCAACTCCTCTATATCTTCCTCTATAAGCTGGATAATTTCCTCCTTTGAAGAATATCCGTATTCAGGAAGATACACCAAAGGAGAGGACCTAACTTTATTCAGCTCCTTATATAATTCTTCAAGCTCATTTTCCATTATTTTTTTTACTTATTGAAAATAGGCATTGACAGGCTTGTGTTTCTTTCTGCGTATTTTTTGTTAACCCATATACCTTCCTCTTTCTTCGTATCATTTTTTAACGCAGAGAAAGTACACGTCTTCCTCCTCATCTCTATTCTCTTAAAAGGTTCGGGCATTTCATATTCGGAAATAAACAAATTCTTAATACTTAAAGCCCATTTGTAGAATTCATCGTGATTAAAACTGCTTAGATAAGCCTTTGTGTTCACGTATGGCGGATCGCAATACACAATGTAATCGTTTTTTGGAATCGGAACATCCCTGTAATCTAATTGCAGGGGCTGCAACCTCTCCAAACTCTGCAACCTCTCCAACCTCTCCAAACTCTGCAACCTCTCCAACCTCTCCAAACTCTGCAAATATCCAGCGTGTTTGTCTTTTCTTATTGCAATAAGATGCCTTTTTATATGAATCCTTCTTTCATAATCACTGTTAAACGTTTTGCTTATATTTAATTTAATCCCGAGATTCTCAAACGGCTTAAAATCATTAAACATAACTGCATAATGAAATGCACGTTTATAAGGCTCTATTTCTCGTGAATAGCAATATGTTTTTTGATCGTTACCGAAAGAAAAACACAATCGAACATAAGCATCTTCATCTTTGAGTTCTAAAAAATCGCTTCGGCTTATCCATCTATTTTCGTTTTTAAACTTACCATTTATAGCATCAACGAATACTTTTGCGCTATCTGTTATGTCGTTAATGATAAATTTTTTATACTTTCCGGAAAGGATGGCCGCATGAGTTACTGCACATCCTCCGGCAAATGGTTCAACCCATGTATGGGCCGCAGGAAGCATATCCACAATCCATTTTGCAATTTTTGATTTTGAACCCATGTAGGGCATTCCGTAATTCATATATTGTAATCTATTATTATTGAGTAACTATTTTCTCTATTGAACCGCCTGTACAAGGTTAAATCAAAGCGGTGCGCACTTCGTTTATCTCGCGGCTTTTAGTACAGTAATAGCACTACCTTATTGCGGTTGAAATAGGTCAAACCTCTATTATCTCAAATTTTCCTTTTCTGATATATATCTTATGGTTATGGTAATCTTTGACTATTGCGTAATCATATCTCGGTCTAATATTACCCGTACTGTCTTCTACATAGGATTCGTCGCAGGCTTCCACCGTTGCACTGTCGTAGGCTTTCACCGTTGCGCTGTCGTAGGCTTTCACCGTTGCACTGCCGTAGGCTTTCACCGTTGCACTGCCGTAGGCTTCCACCGTTGCACTGCCGCAGGCAAAAGACACAGTTCTTACCTCATGGCATTTTCGTGTATAGATACCAGCTTCCGAAAGTTCTTCCTCAGTAAAATTTTCTTCGAGATATATTGCATCAACTATCCTTGCATCTCTTAATACCCAAAACCAGTTAGCGGTTATGGCTTTTAATAGATCAGCCTTATTTTTAGCATCAAGCCCCATTTTGTAACCGTTTTGGCAGGCATTTGCGTTTTTTGCCCGGTTCAATAGTTCTTCTTTTAATTCTTCAAATGTTTTCATATAATTGTTATTGATGATTTCCAACTAAAAACCGGACTATCTTCTCAGACCGCCCGGCAACCTAAACAAATAATTCATCCATAGGATAATTCAGTTCTCGTGAGCGTTCCGATGTTAAGCCTTACCACTCGCCTTACGGTGAGCCACGAGAATATATAATAGTATCAGCGATAATGACGCCCAAACATCATACTTTAACGGTCAACGGACGATTTTCCGCGCTGATACATAGACTACTGTTGTAGTATGTTCACTAACTTAGTCACGCTGCTGCCTTATGCTCGTATTCATCTCTCAATGAACAGTCTTGGCAATCGGTTGCTTACACGCTATACATCGCTTCGGCTATGTGTATAATAGATATACTGCTTATCGGCGCAGGCTAATTTTACGTGCCCTGAACACGATTTCATTTTTGAGGGTTAAACTTCCCATCCCGAATGTTTGGCTCATCGGTTTCGCCTATATCTTGCTTCCTCTGCACGAATCGAACGTGCAACAATCGCTAACCGGAACAGACCGGAAACGCTAAACCCTTACGAACAAATAACCTTAGCGATGCTCTAACCGTTGAGCTAAGAGGAAGGAGCGTTATTCACACAACGCGGTTTTTTTCTATGAATCTTTCAATACTTCTCAGTTCGTACCATATAGTACGCCTGTCGTATTTTGAAAATGATATTTCGGCATTATTCCTTAGTTTTTCCAACAGTTTTTCTCCACATCCTAAGTATGCCATTGCTTCTTTGGCAGAGAGCCATAGTTTGTTTACCGGCTCTACCTTTCCAGTGTTTTTTGAGCGTCCCATACCTTACCAGTTTAAACTATCGTAGTAATCTTTGTTGCTTAAATAAGTCTTCACGATCTGCGTATCGCTGCAACCTTCACCGAGGGAATCTACAATAACATTGTAAGCTGTTTCTGTCATATTGTATATGACCTCTTCATTATAATCAGATTTTCCAACTATTCCGAGAAGGAAAAAGAATCCTGTAAAGCCTAAAGCGAATACAGCTATCTGTTTGAATACTTTGTTGTTATTCATAATGATAATATATTACTGAAGTCTTTTTACTATTAAACCTTCAGGACAGCTCTTTGAATAAAAAGAGTATCCCTTTTTTGACAACCTTGATATAGTGGATCGGGCCACATTGGACTTTACATGCTTATCCTTTATAATCACCGTATCACCAACCTTTATGCTTTTCAATGTATCTGCCGGAGATATTTTTTTTACAGCTACTGTTTTAATGTCATTCATGTTTATATATTATTGTATTAATCACCTACAAAGCAAGAACCGAATCGTCCTCTATTATTGTTTGTATAATAAGCCGATACAGGAGCGGAGAAGTCATCATACTTACTTCTTTCGGCTGGTTTCCACCCTTCGTGCTCTTTTCTCAATTTATCAGCAAAAGCCTTATTGTCGATAGATTTATAATCTACCATGTTGGCAATTTCCTCTCTTGTACGAAGAGTAAACTTTGCCATTTTCCAAGACTTTCTCAAACTTTCAGACCAAGTGTATTTACCTGTTTTATAAAGGTTATGAGCTCTTTTCATTATGTCTGATAAATCGTACTTCATATTTGTTTCCTTTATTTATTTTATTATCTTTGTATCATCTACATTGATTTGTAACGTTGTTAACCGCTTTGCTGATTAACAACAATGCAAAGATACTATAAAATATTATAGCAACAACAGGAATACTATAATATTTTATAGCAAACAATATGTTATAAAACATATTTTATGTAAACAATTGATTACTATGTTGTTATGAACGGATTTAGATCAATGCCCAAAAAGGAAAAAGAATATCCGACGTTGATTACATCAGAAAACATGGATGCTGTGATCGATTTGATGCTTGATAGAAAAGATGAAGAGGAGATAGTTCATTTGGATTATAAAGATGTGTCTTGTTTGCTAAATATAAGTAAAGGGCAATATAAAAATATTATAGAAGAATTTAAAAAGGATGGCCTAATAGAGCAACGCGGATATGGAGACACGTATAAACTCTTATATGGCATACACAAGAAAAAGGAATATGGCGGGTATTGCATGGAAAAAGATGCTTATGTAGCTGGTCTTCAAAATTTGCAATTGCAGCTTGAAAGGGTTCAAAAAGAACTATCCCAAACTGCAATTGGCAAAATAAATAGCGTAATAAGCGGAATGAACAATATATCTGATTTAGCTTCCAATATTGGAAAAATATTAGATATTATTCATCGATCTCTTCCGACTCAATAAGAAGAAATTCAAGAAGTGCAGCAATTCTCATCAAATCGGATGCGTACAATGACATATTGGCTTTGATTGCGGAGGGGCAATCTTTGTAATCTTCTGAAAAAGCGATTTCCCCTTTTGCTATTTGCGCAGAAAGGCGTTTCAACGTTTTTAACTCAGAATCAAGGCCTTCAGACACATTAGACATCCATTTAAGGGTGTTCACTTCTGCCGCTTTCCTTGCCTTTTTCATGCTTTTGGCAACTACTGGATTTTTAAATTCTTTGTAATTCATAATTCGATCTTTGAAATGTTGATACAATCGGTTATTAATTAAATTTAAAGGATAGCTGTACTTTCACTTTTTTAAACCTGTCATTTGGGAGGTTGTGTAATTGGACTATCTCATTAATGGAGTTTGTACACATAGAATCAACCAATTCATTGTATTTGTCTCCATTGTGTCCTTTTATCCACCGGAAATATACAGAGCTAAGAGCCTTTACACGCTCGTTGTATTTGATTATCAAATCTCTATTTTTCTTCGGCTTCCAAATACCGGAAAAGACGTTGATTGCATATTTGCTGTCTGAATATACGATTAAATCAGAACCTTCCGGGACGGAACAAACGGCACTTATAATAGCAAGCATCTCCATACGGTTGCTGGTTGTATAAAGAAAACCTTTTGAAGCGGTTTTTACAACTTCTCCCTTATGGATTATCAGATAGGCTGAACCGCCTTCCCCGTACACTGATGTGTTTTGGCATCCTCCGTCTGTATATGCTATATATTTACTCATTGTCTTGGTGTATATATTAAATTATTAATTATATAATCATACGCATGATGCGTATCGCGTCACGTGTGCATACGCTACGCTATGTTTTTAGTGGTCTTTTTTGGGAATATGGCATAAAAATTAAAGTTTAAACGTTATCAGATCGCAAGAATAAACATACCTGTTTGATACGCGCAAACGAATCTCGCTACCACTCCTGTATAAGTAACCATTCAGACCAGTTTCTTTATAAAAGCTGTTTGCCAGCTTTGGAGAAAAGTCTGAATAATTTAAGCATACACGAACAGACTGTTCAACTCTGCTTACAAGTCCACTTAAACACAGTCCGTCAATAAGGCGTTTGGCTTTCGCCTTACATACTTTGGTTATATCCATTATACGCTTTCTACTCAATCCGGTAAAGGCATTATCTGTACGTAGCATACGCTTACATTTTTTGCGGGCTTTCCGAAGCTGGTTTATAGACTTCGCGTTTCCCTTAGCTATGTTAATGGTATCTTCACAGTCTGATTGCTTGCTTATATGGTTAAGCAATACAGACTTCCTGATAATGTCTATAATATCTTTCAATGAGTATTGACATACAATCGGGCTTCGCTCTGATTTCGGCCTATCGCTCATCAAAGCTTTTGTTCGACTATATGTCTTACATTCAAAGTCTAACCTGATATGATATGATTTTTCTCTCTTAAGCGAAGTGGCTACAAGATCTTTATTGTCTCGTTTCAGTAAGCCGTATTCAATGCCGCTATTGATTATACGGCACATTCTCGTTGACCCAATACCAAATAAGTCCTTACACTTGCTGACAGTAGCCGATTGTATTCTTGATGAAACAAACGTTAGTTTGACGAGCACAGAAAAAGCAAGCGCTTCAATAAATCGTTTATCATTGATTGCCTGCTCTGCAAGTCCTATATTTAAATATAACGTCTGTTTCATATATTGACATAAAAAAATCCGTTGCTAAAGTCAAGAGGCAACGGATTTCCATATAGAGAGGCCCACGTTAGGGCGATTGTTTAATTTAATCTGCATCTGTTGCCTCTTGACTTGCAACGGGTGCAAAGATACTATAATATTTTATAGTACAAAACTTTTTTTGAATATAAATAATTTAAAATATTATACTATGACTACAAGTGAACGATTTTTAGAGGTTATGGAAGGTCTAAATATTGGGCCATACGTGCTTGAAAAAGATTGTGGCGTGAAAAACGCACAAGCTAAAATATCCCATTACAAAAAAGGGGTTACTAAGGCTATATCTGGTGATATAATAGTTCAGCTTTGCGAAGCCTATCCCCAAGTCAACGCCAACTACATCCTTACCGGAAAGGGGGATATGTTTCTTGACACAGATAAGAGCACATCTGAAAACATTGCATCGCAATCTCAGAAGATGTACAAGGATACGATAACAGGTAAGGATAAGGAGATTGCTAATTTAAAGGCCGAAATAGAGAGAATGAAGTCCGAGATAGATAAGTTAATAGGGCAGAACGAAATTATGCGAGAACAGCTTGGGCTAAGCGAAAGAAAGGCTTCAACCAAGAGTGCGTAATAATTGATTTTAATACTCGAAATATCATAAATTATGATTGAAAACTATGTTTACAAACATGGTTTATTTTAAGAACAATAATATAACATATCTTGTTTATTTCTTACTTTTCAAAAACAAACGATAACTATATTATGAATGATGCCAACTTAGCAATGTACATATCGGATATTCTGGATGCGTATGTAATAATGTCCAAGAGAGTAGATGACCTTGAAAACGAAGTAAGAATGTTAAGAGGAAGCCAAGAGGTTACGCCTAAAAAGGAGTGCAAGGTATATGATATGAGAGAAGTTCATAAATTAAAGATATTGCATAAGTAA